TGTCTATTGTTTGTTGTGTCTTCAATTCTAATTGTTGGCGTTGTGACGTCTGCAATATGAAGTTTTGTGACCGGCGAAGTCGTGCCAATACCACAATTTCCGTCCAAAATTAATATATCGTTATAAGTACCTTTTATTTTAGCACCGCCGCCGCCTTGGTCAATATCTCCAATTTCAAAAACAGTATTACTGTCTGGCGTTATTACAAAAAAGGTGTCGCCAGAATTATCTGTACATCTAAGCGAAGGCGAGGAACTGTTTACGTGCCTTATGTCAAGTTTTGCGCTAGGGCCGGAAGTGCCAATCCCGACGTTGCCGCTTGAATCGATACGCATTGCTTCAGAACCTTGCGGTTTAAATGTTATACCTTGGTCATCTTTTTGAATTGAAAAATAATCATTTGCACCGTCAATCAATAAAATTTGCGGCTCTGAACTTGAACTTGATGTTGAAATTCTTAATGTTGTGACCCCGGTGGAATTCACATGAAGGGGGGAAACCGGCGAAGTTGTGCCAATACCGACGTTGCCGCCCGTTCCTAAATAAACATTTGAAGAATTTCCAAGTCCGTCGGTAATTAATTTATAACTACCACCAAGCGGGTCATTGTCGGTCGTTTTTAAAAGTCCGTCGTAAGTGTTTTTGATTCTTTTGTCAGTAAGTGAAGCCATGAAATCGAAATTTTTACAAATTTACGAATTTACAATTTGACTTTTTATTTGTGACGGTTGTTCCCCATGACTTTTTCAATGCCACGGCTTCCAAAGTAAGCGCCAACAATTAATGACAAAACACCTTGAATTGAATCAAGCGGGTATTCCAAAAACCAACCCGTCACGTATGAAAGCGAAAAAAACACAAGTGTCAAAGGGCGCACGTTTTTTGTCAGCCAAGTTCCCGTTGCCGACATGTCGGATTGCCAACGCTTTGTGACTTCTTGCATTTCAACCAAATCCATTTCCAACATCTTCAGCGCGGTTTCTTTGTCCGGTTGGGGAATCGTGTCATCTTTTTCAATTAAACGTTTGACAATCCCCAAAACGCCCGAATCTGGCAATACATCGTCAAGTCCCGAACCAATGGTTGAACCAATTTGATTCAAAAATTTTCCAACTTTCGTTTGTTTGAATTTTTTTTTAGACATTATTTTCGTCGTTTTGTGTGATGATATGCTTGTATTCTTCAACGGCGTCAAAACTTGGACACGCCTTTGTTGAAAAATTATTGTGTCCATAAATTACCGCATTCGGAAATAATTCTTTTAGTTGCCAAAGCAGTTCTTCAAGTGCCAAACATTGTTCCGGCGTTCGGGTGTCAAGCCAATTTTTCATTTTCTTGTCCATTCCGCCAACGTAACAAACGCCAATTGAATGTCGATTTTTTCCTTTGCAATGCGCACCAATTTTTTCAATTGGTCTTCCGTCTTCAATGCACCCGTCAAGTCCAATGACAAAATGATAGCCAATATCAGAAAATCCGCGTTCTAAATGCCAACGTCGAATTTCGTCAACACTTGTTTCACGTCCGGCGGGTGTTGCCGTACAATGAACAATGATTTGGTCAATTCTTCTCATATTTGAAACACGCGGTTTGATAGTTCCATAATTGAACGGAAATAAGTTTTGTCAATCATGTCGTCTTCAACATACGATATTGATTCAATTTCTGAAGTGTATATTTTAAAACCATTTGAACCTAAATCAACATAACCCCCTGAACGTGTGCGCACGATTTGCGCAATTTTGTCGGTGATTATATTGCAATCAAGTTCACCCCCGGTGTCGGAATCAAAACGCGTATTTACTTCAATTCGTGTGATGACTTCGGTGTTGTATGAATCACGATTGTTGTCAATTTCGTTTGTTTCAAGTGAATAAACGCGAATGTAAGGAAACGACGCATTTGAAGGGACGCGACCATAAACCGGGACGTCAACCGAATCCAATTGAACATTCCCGTCAAGGGCGTCAAGGATTCCTTTGCGTACAAAACGAATTGGGTCTTTCATTTTACAATGTTTTTAATTTTACGATTCATGTTTGATAACATGTCGCGCAATGCTTCACGCGCTGAATTGTATAAATATGGACGTGCTGGCAAATTAACTTCTTTGTTTCCTTTGCCTTTGAATTGCGCCGCATACGATTGCGGAATTTCAAGTTCGTCAAGTTCAGACAAATCAACACTTCGCCCCGTTCCAAATTCAACATAGGGCGCGTAATTCATGCCAGCTTCAACAACCGCTTCATCACCTTTGCGTTGTGCTTTGATTGACTTCATCAAATCACCCGTGTCACGCGGGACACGTTCTTTTGCAAGTCTTTGTGTTGTAAGTCCCCAACCGCCAACTTCATTTGACAATTCTTGTTTTGAAAGTTTGAACAAACGTTTCATTTTTGATTCAAGTTCCTTCAAATCAACAGGGTCAACAAAAACGCGGGTGTATTGAAATTTTGCCATTATATTTCAGTCACTTTGATTGTTGTGAAAAAGTCTTCAACCGAATCAATTCGGTCGTTGATTCTCATTTTTTCGCTTGCACCGTCAAATTGCAAAATGTCCGAATCTAAAATTTGGTCGGCGGTCTTTTTCCTGAATTTCAATTCAATTTCAAGTTTGCGTTGCCGCAATCCGCCTTCTTGTTCGATTTCCCCGCGTTTCTCGATTTGTTTACACCAAACCGTCGCAATTGTTGATTCGGCTGATGTAAACCCCCCAAAACCATCCGCGGTCTTTGTAAGGCGCAAAATCTTAATTCGCGAATTGAAATCACCGCTTTGCATTATACAAACATTTGTTTTTGTGATGCCAAAATTGACTTCACGTTTGTCGGAATTTCACTTAATATTCGACCGCCTTCAATAAAGTCAGCGCGGTTGTCATAATAAGTTGAAACCAATTGAAGAAGTGCTTGTTTTATTAAATCGTCCGACAATCCCGCCGTTGTGTAGGTTATTAAAACTTCCTTTGCAAAGGGCGTATTTGAACCGGACAAAACCTCGTTGACACCACTTGTCAAAATGATTTGTTCTTTGTTCAATCCTTTTTCTTGATATTCCGCCGCTTGACCCTGAACAGTCACGCTTGTAATTGTCGCAACTGGCGCAAAAGGAATCTGAATGAATCCTTGGGCTTTGTCCAAATAATATTTGCGTTGTTTTGCAACTATGTCGCGCGAAATATAGTTTTCACACCAAATTCGCGCTTGGACAATCATGCGGTCAATCAACGTGTCGTCAACGGTCGTGTCAATACGAACATAATCTTTGACGTCTGAAGTTGTAATCAATTCCGAACCCGTTGTCGATACGATTTCAATTTGTCGCATTATTCTTCAATTTTGGGTTCTTCTTTTTTTGACTTTTTTGCTTTGGGTTTTGGTTCTTCTTTGTGTTCTTCGCAGTAACCTTTTGAAACCCATTCAGAACCCGTGATTGCGCCAACCGTGTAAACTTCACCAGCTTCAAACAAGTTTGAACCGTGCTTGATGCGCTTTGTCATTTTTACTTTCATGATTTGTGATTTTATTTAACAAAAATACAAAAAAAAACGCCGAACAAATTCGACGCTTTTTCCTAATGAAACAATGAAAAAATCCTAGTAATTGAAGAATGGTGCAAAGTTATTAAAAAAATTTGAATATTTACCGCCAGGAATAAACCTGAAGGCGCGTTGTTCTTTATTTGGAATAATGAAAAAACCGTCAAAGACATAAATCGCAAAAACATCAACCAAATCTTTTGTGTAAAACATGCCGCTTTGCAACATTTTAACGTGAACCCCTTTTTTGAATTGAGATTCGTTGCGGTCATTTGCATTTTTAATTTGTACTTTTGAAAGAAGACCTTGATGTTCAACAATACAATCGTATCTTGATGAATCCAACAACGGCATTGAAACATTTAAACCGCATTCCATTGCGGCGGTCGCGAATTTATATTCCGCAAAACAACCCTTTTGATTGGTGTTCATTTATTTTTGTTGGTTGTAACCAAATTACAAAAAAAACCCGCTGAATGTTCAACGGGTTTTCAACAATTAAAACCAAATAGAAAAATAATGAAAATTAAAAATCCGACTTTTGTCGAATGCGGTGTTCAAGGTCTTCAATTTTCTTTGAAACCCTTGACAAAAATATCTTATCATGAACGGTCATGAAATCCGATTTCGATTCCAATTCCTTCAATTGTTCTTTTATTTGCTGGATAAGTGTCATAATACAATCGTATCAAACCAAGCGGCAAACGCAAGGAATCCAACAATCAACGCGCCAACACCAATTGAGTAAACGCCGACGTAAATCATTTGTTCAAATTTATTCATAGTTAAAAATTTAAAGGCGGGGCGAACCCCGCCGGGTTTTTTAAAGATTCCAAATATCAATCACAACTTTGCAATCGTTTGCAATTTGTGAAGGAATTTGATTCAATACGTTTTGCGCGTCGTCAATTGAATTAAATCTTTTTGCGTCTTGCGCTTCGCCAAATTGTGGAATAATAAAACCACCGATGTTGAAGTTTTTATTCCAAAGTTTTCCGTCGTTTAAAATTAAATGTTTCATTGTTTTCATAATTATTTCATTGTTTGATACCTCAAAGATAAAACAATTTTTTTAAATACCAAATATTTTTTAAAAAAAAAGTAAAATTTTTTATTTCTACGAATATAGGACACAAAAAAAAGGGACACAAATGCGCCCCTTTTATGGTCTATTTTCTTATTGATTAAGAAGTTTCAAGCGCGGCTTTGTCAACGCTGAAATCACCGTTTACAAATGCGTTTGGTAAGTAGTTGGTAAGCGCAACGCGTTCCATGACGCGGCACGTTACGAATCCATCGCGGACATTGGTTCCGTCTTCTCTGAAGAATTCAACAGAAACATTGTCACGAACCCAAAGTTGTGTTCCAACGCTGAAGTTTCCGATTAAATACTTGTCGGAAGTGATTGCAGTTGAAAGAACTACGGGAACGCCGTTGATTCTTGGTTCCAAACCTTGATACCATTGGTCTTTCAAATAGTTGTTGTTTGAATCTTTAAGCAACAATATCTTGTGGAAATCCGTCGGATTAATCATGATATAATTTGCTTGATAGTTTGAAAGTGACAATTGGTTCATTGCAACCGTAAGAACGTCAAATTCATTTGCGCTTTCGATAGCGTTGGCAAAACCACCCGCCGCAAAGTCAGTTGAATCGGTGATGATACCACTTAATTGTGGGGCAACTCCGGTTCCGCTTAAAATTTGTGTGTCTTCAACTTCCAAAAGTTTTTCAGGCGCACGCGCAGACAAATAGCTTGTCAATTGTGGCGTATCGGCAAGCATTTCTTCTGAAATTCTGAAGTACGTTCCAATTTTCTGAACGTTTGCATCACTTGCAGTCATGTCGAAATCCGATTGAGTAAGGGTCGAACCTTCAGACGTTGCAGCTGCACCGTTTGAATATCCGCTTTCCTTTACGAAACGAACTACGTCAGACGCAGTTGAACCCGTTGGAATAAGTTGACGAACATGCGTTGAACGCGTTGGGTCAAACTTATATCCCGCAACTCTATCCGCTGGAATGACTTCGCCGGTAAAATCCGCACCAGTTGTCATGTCCGCTTTGATTTCGAATTTAGCTGAACGGGCATTTCCATTTTTAAGGGCGTCAATCGCACCTTCTGAAATTGCTTTTATTAGTGTATTCTTGAATGATTTTGGTTCACGACTTTCATTGAATTTTTTAGTCGCTACTTCTTGGGCGTCAATTCTTGAATTCAGTTCGTTGAATTTTTCAGTCAACGCGTTGAATTCGTCTTTGTTAGTTGACGCAACGTTTTCAAATTTGACTTCGATTTCTTTTGCAATCGCGTCAATTTGATTTTTTGTGTTTTCTTCCATGATTAAATTTTTTGGAAAAGGTTTAACATATAATTAAAAGGTTCGTCAGCATCAACCGCGTTTTTCGGCAACGTGGTTTCTTCAACCGGCGTTGTGAATTGTTCAAACAATGATTTTAGCTTTAATAGTTCGGCTTCAATGGATAATCCCATTTCGTCCGATATATTGCCTTTGCGTATTAGCTTGGCAAGTTTTTCAAAACGTTCACAATGTTGCTTTGTCAACGTTTCATTTTTTACATCAAGGATTTTCGCCTGGTCATTGGCGGCAATTGTGACCGCGCTTATTTCGTAAAGTTTAACCTCTGATATTTCGCGAATGTCCCCTTTTTGTTGTTTTTGTATTGGCATGATTCCAACCGAATTTTCGGTGATGACGCCAGCTTTCATAAGTTCAATCGTGTCCATTCCAAGTTGCGTTTTGGCAACCTCGGCAACGAAAACAAGTCCCTTGTCGTCTTCATATAGTTCAACCATTTTTCCGATTGGTTTGAACATGTCGTGTTGATATATGTATTTGACACGTTCGCCGTTTTCTTCAATGGTTTTTTTATACGCGCCTTTGACAATCACGTCGTTGTCGGAATCTTTATTTCCAAAATATGAACCGTAACCCTTGACAATGCCCGCCTTTTCATCGGCGTCAAGCAATTCCCCAACGGGTGCGGTCTTATATAAAATAGACATATTTTTATTTTTTACAAATTTACAAATTTTTAATTTAGACAATTGACGACGTTCCCGCACCGGACAAGCCAACACCAACACCCGTCAATCCTTCACGCGCTTGCGCACCTTCAACCGGAATTGGAATAATACCGCAACGACAATTGATTCGATTTGCCGCCGAACCTGAAGGGTCACCGGGGCGTCGCATTTTATCACTTCCAAATTCACTTGGGACATTAAAAAACCCGTCAAAAGGAATGTCTGGGTGTGATTCCATTTGAACGTGGTCGGCTTTGTCGCCATTAAAAAAAGAACGAACACGACCGTCGCGCGCAGTTATCCAACGTTTGTTTAATTGGTCAGGCGGAAACAAAGTTGTTGCGCCTTTTTCAACGCCAAGGTTTGCCGCGTTTGTCGCTTCAGTACGAACCAAACGACGCGCTTGGAAATCTGAATATCGTGTGAACTCTGAACGCAATATCCTAGCGCGTTCACGTTCACCAAGTGAATTGAATTCAGGGTCTTGCAATCGTCTTTGTAATATTTTTTTTAGTGTTTCAAGTGCCGTTCCCTTTACCAATTCAATTTGCGTTCCGGCATGTTCTAAGGCGTACAATTTAAACGCTTGTTGAAACACGTCTTCAAGTTTTTCCGAATCAAATGCTTTTGGAATATACCGCCGAAAGTTGTTTGCATACCATTTCGCAAAGTCCAAACCGATGTCAGTATAAATTGAAATATAAATGTTTGTCCAATCGTCGGTTTTGAAAATCCCTTCAGTTTGAATGTTGTTTGTTTGAATGAAGGTGTCAATCGCTTGAAAATAGTTTCGCTTGTAGAAACGCTTCAAACGCGCGACAAGGCGGTTTTCAGCACGTCCAAGTCGCTTTGAAAACGCCGAACGCCAATCGTCAACGAAATCTTTTTTGACAATTTCTTTTTCCCTAAATGCTGGCATCTTATTTTTTTATGTTTTTGAATTCAAAGTTCACGCCCGAAATGGAAAGTTTTTCAATCACTTCTGTTTGTAAGTCGCGCAAAGTTTTTTCAATTTTGTCTTTTTCGTCAATGATTTGCGCAACTTGTTTTTCCAAACTTTCGTTTTTCGCTTTCATTTTAGAAACTTCTTCAGGGTCTTTGCCAACAAAAGTTGCAATCACCAAAGACAACGAACCGACAAGCATTCCAACAATCACTTTGAAAATGTCGTTGTTTGATTGTGGGACTTCGTAAAAACTAAGAAACAACAAAAGTCCGATGACAAGGAAAAAAATAATTCCCGCCCCAACATACCCTCGAAATTCTTTATCTTTTTGAATGTTCATTTTATCTTATTTTATCAATGAAATTTTGTATTTCGTTTACATCAATGTCAAGTGAAAATGACAAATCCGCCGCCCATTGTCGAACCGGTCTTGAATCTTTATAAACAACAATTGTTGGAACGGTTTGAATTTCCGATTTTATTTTGTCGCTTTGATTTTCCAACCACGCAAATTGAACTTCGCAACCAATCAATCCATTCAGGTTGATTGTTTTATTTTGATTCCAACGGGCGTTGATTTGTAAAACTGTTATGTCGTTGTATTCAATTGGCGCATGAACTGATTTGATAGGAAAAAACAAAGCCAATAATACAAGCAACAAAGTTTTCATTTTAGTTGGTTTTTAATTCATACAAACGTGCTTCAATGATTTCAAGTTTTTCAAAGTTTTTTTCAATCAATTCCCGGTTGCTCATGACTTCATTCCGAATCATGTTGTCTTTCATGTCGAATTCCTCACGCGATATTGTGGGAACGGGTTGCAACATTGCTTCATTTATTTGTGCTTTTAAATTCCAATAAAAACCCGTTGCGATAATAAGTCCCCCCGCCAACGAAATCATTGTTTCGATTGACATATTGAATTTAGTTTGTTTTGATAGTTCTTTCATTTTAGTCGTTTTCTAATTTGGACAATGTTTCTTTGACCCAATTACGCATTGAAGTCCCGCCCCAAAGATTCCATGCAACAAAGCCGTTGTCCTTCCATGGTGTTTCTTTGTATTGTTCCGCGATTTTTTCGTTGCCTTCATGACGTGAAAAAAATGAATTGATTCTTTTAAGCATGTCAATTGTCAAGGGCGCACGGCTTGCAATCATTGATGCACGTCGCCAGCCAGTTGGCGTTCCAGCGCGTACTTCGTCACCGTATTTTTCGCGCCACTCAATCATTCGTTTTGCGTTGTTGGTTGCGCTTTGTGGGTAATTATCAAACGTGTCCCCGTTTTTTTCTTCTTCTTTTGACGACATTGGGTGTCCCTCTGGCAATAAATCCGTGTCGTGTTTTCCTGAACGAAACTTTCCGTTTCTAAGTGCAAACAAATAAGAATTTACACGCGCCATTGCCCATTGCTGGGGTGAAGAAACATTCGGTCGAACCGATTGCGGGTTGGTTCTGTACGCGCCAATTCCACGTTCATAAACTTCAAACAACGTGTCAACGTCAGTTGATTTGTCAGGGTTGTTGTCAACTTCGTCGTTGTGTTCTTCAACCTTCTTTTCAAGGGCAGCTTTCAATCGCGCTGAAATCTGCTTTTCTTCTTCTTCTTCTTCATATTTTTTTTGCGCTTGAATCGCGGCTTGATATTCTTCATGTGAATCAAAAGGCATGAACACAACTTCGCCGTCAAATGAATGTTCGTGCGAACCGCTTCCGCCAAGTTCAACCGCACGCGCTTCGGCTTCTTCAACCGTTGTGAATACGTCGGTCATTCCTGGAACAAGCGCCTTGAATAGCTTGACCATTTCGTCAATTGGCTTGTCGTCTTTCGGGTCTTCAATAGGGTCAGGGTCGGGCATATCAACACCAACGTTTTGTGTTGGAATAAGGTTCGCCGGAATGTAGTAATCATCAAGCGCGGGCGTGTCTTCATCTTGACCGTAAGACATCGCAATTCGTTTTTCGTTTGGCGTCAACCACCATGCTTGTGTCAATTGTCCAACGACTTTTTCCGTTTCTTCTTGCAATTCAGGAATTGAAGTGAAATCAAAGTCAAGGAATAAATTGTCACCGAACTTTGGAACCAACCAACGGTTCAATTCGTCGCGTACTTTCACAAGTTCAGGAATCACGCAATTTTGATACAACGCCTTTTTTGCTTCACGCATATTGTTGTAAGTGCTTGATTCGGTGTTGTTTAATAGCTGAACGGGGACATTGTAAACATTGCACAAATCTTTGATTGACGCGTTGTATTGTTCAATAAGCGACACGTCAGCGGCGTTCAATCCAAAGTTGACCCAAGATAATTTTTTTGGTGTTATAATAACATCACCGGCATTGTTTGAACCTTGAAATTGTTGACGGAATTTGTCTTTCAATTGTTGCGCTTGTACTTCATTGAGGTCGCCTTCTTCACTCATTAAGACACCACGCGCCGTTTGGTTTTGTAAGTATTTCACGCCCGTTGTGACGGCTTCATTGTTTGTTGTAAGCGAACGAAGTCCGGCACGCAAAGGCGATTGACCGTAGAGATGTGAACCCGTCCCGTCATAATATGGGTTGAAATCCTTGATGTGACAAATGTCGTCAGCTGGCAAATCAAATGTCCCGTTGTATTCAATGCGATAACCTTTGACCGGTTTCATAAAACCGCCTGAAACAATTTCCATGACTTGCGACGGCATGACATAAAGTTCCGAATACTTTCCCTGATTCATTCCGGTTTCCGGTGCAATGCCGTAGATGTAACGGTTTCCCGTTAGTTTTCCGAATGCAATAATTTCAGTCAAAAAAGAATTGTAAGATTGTGAAGGATTTGGACGTTCCAATAATTCATGAATCGGCGTTCCTTCCAATTCGTTCAACGCTTGCTTTCGTAGTATTTCGGCTTTGTAAAGTGCGCCGGAATCAATTGTTCCGCTTGTCAATGCCTTGTATCTTTTTAAGTCGTTTTCATTTGTTTTTTCGTACACTTGAAACGGAATGGTTGTTGCCGCTTTTGTAATGATATTGACAAGTGAATAGATTGTTGCGTTCTTTCGATACCCTTGTTGAATGTAGGAATCATCATTTTCAGGATTCCAAATAATTGATTCACCCAAATATTGATAGATTGCCTTATTGTACGCTTCGGCAGTTTGTTGCGCGTTTTTTGTAATTAAATTTGAAAGGCGTTGAAGTAGTGATGCCATGAAAGAAAATTTTGTTCAAATTTACGAAATTTTAAATGACAAAGAATTCGTTTCGATTTTTGTATTTCGAATAAAGTCCATATCGCAACGCGTCGGTTGCATGATTGTGTTTGTCCACGGGTTTGTTGATTATTGTACCGTCCTTTAATTCTTCCCAAACGTATTTCATTTGTTCGGATTTGACGTTGGTTGCTTTGTTGGAAACATAGAAATCAAATTCCTTCATAAGTGAAATCCCGGCATTGATTGAACCCGCGCCCTTGATTGCACCCTTTGCCAAGATTCCCATTTGACGAAGTTCTTCAATTGACTTTGGTTCGGCGGAATCGCAAAACATTAAAAGGGCATCAAGTCCCAACGACTTCAAATGATTTGCAATGTCACGGTTTGTCATTCCGGTTTTATACAACACTTCTTTGACAAACACTTTGTCATTTTTCTTTGCAATCAAACAAATTGCCGTCGGGTCGTTTGTATAACCAAAGTCACAACCCATAAACCAATCTAGTTCGTCAGGCATTTCCGATTCGTCAATGTAATTCCAATCACGAAAGATTTGTCGTTGACTGAACACCGCGCGTTGTCCTTCACCATAGACACGCCAAAAGTCCGGGTCACGTTTCTTCAAACGTTCCAATTCCTTTTTGACTTCAGGCGCAATGAACTTGTTGTCACGATAGGTTGACACAAACAAGTCGGCGTCATCACGTTCACAAAGGTCATAAATGAAATGCACGGGGTCTGAAGGGTTGAAAGACATTAAGATTTCGCGCTTTGTACGCATTGACAATTGTCTGAAGTCTTCAATGTTTAGTTCGTTGCATTCTTCACACCAAAGAACGTCACGTGTTGAACCACGTATCTTTTGCGCGTCGTCAGCTGAAAAGAATTCAATCGTATGTCCATTGTAATTAAACACCAATTCGGTTTTGTTGAATTCACCCATGTAATAAACGCCAAGGGATTTTGCAATGATATTGAAGTCCCTAAGAACTGAACGTTTTAACGCCGGCAATGTTTTACGGACAATTGAAATCGTGATTGGTTTTGATTCGGTTGTGATTAAGTAAAGACAATATTGCATCAACGCCCATGATTTCCCAGAACGTGAACCGCCTTGAAATATCTTGATTCGTTGTTTTGAATTTACCGCTTCATAGAATTGGCGGTTGCAAAATTCCTTTACCCTTCGTTTTCCGTTGCCGGTGACCATTCAATAATTTTTGATTCGATAGTGCCGTCATGCTGGATTTCTTGGCGTTCAATGTACCCACGTTTTTTTCCTTTTGTTTTAAGATAAAAGATTGTCGCGGTTGTATTGTCGTCTTTGATTTGTTCAAACAATTTTGATTCAACAAAGTCAAGTGCAATATCTTGAATCGCATCAACTTGCGCTTTGAACTTTGGGTCTTTGTTGTAATAGTCATAAAACGTTGACCGATTGCATTTCACTTTTTTACATGCAGTTGTCACAACGCCAAGTGATTGTTCCAACGCCTTAATCAAATTGTTTTTTAGTATGTTGGTTTTTGTAGCCATGTTGCAAAGATAAAATAAAAAAACCGCCCGAAGGCGGTCTTCAAAATAACCCATTCAATTTGTGGAAAGTCCGGGTTGTTTTTATTCTATTATTAATCTAATCTTTTTATGCTTGATGCATGTATTCCTTTGTCTGATAAAACTTCTTTAGCCGTTTTTACGCTATGAACGTTTTCAAGTACAATGTCTATTGTAATTCTACCGTATTTATGAGGTAAAAAACCCGCTTGAGGATTAAATGTTACTGCAAATGTATTTTTAAATGTTTTCATTGTTTTTGATTTATGACCCCCTTGCGGGGGTCGGTTGTTTTTATTGTTGTTGAAGGAATGCGGCTTCAAGTGAAGTGGTTGCCATTAAATAAATTAGAAAGTTCTTTTTTTCTTCTTTATTTCTCATGATTTCAAAGAATTGTTTTCTTTCCTTTTTGTTCATTTCAAAAGCAGCCATTGACAAAATGTTTTTCAATTCGTTCCAACCTTCTTTTGAAGATAGAAATTCAATGTTTTTGATTGCTTGATTTTTAATGTTTTCGGTTTTTGTATTTAGATTTTTCATTATTGTTTCATTTTTATAGTACAAATATAAAACAATTTTTTTAATTACAAAACTTTTTTTAAGTTTTTTTTATTTATTAGCGTTTTTTTCCTTGTCCACGCCTTAATTGTTTGTAGCCAGTTTGACCTTTTGACGCATTCTTTGAATGAACGCCTTTGCGTTTTTTACGGGGTTTTTTTACGCTTTGTGTGAAGTTGTATTTCATTTCCAAACAATTGAAATTCCAAAAATTAAAATAAAAAACTGAAGTGAATGATGAGTTTGTTCAACTTCTTCTTGAAACAATTCAGGATAATTGTCTGAATTTATATAGTGAACACCAAAAACAATTCCCTCAATTGGAAAAAAGCTAAACGAAAATATCATGACTTATATTTTTCACAAAGATACAAATACAATTCCCAAATCTTTTTGGACGCATCTTTGTTGTTTCGATATATGTTTGGCGAACGTGTGACTTTGCCATTGTCCCAAATGTCAATGAACAATCCTTTTTTGGTTGCAACAATGTATATTTTGATGCCGTTTTTATTGCACCATGATTTTGCCCTAAATGCTTTTGTGTAATCCAAATTTTTATTTTTTAACTTTATACAAATTTTTTAAAATGGTATGTTCAAATTGTCCTTTATCACTTCAAACGCTTTGTCATTTTTGTCAATAGGTTTGTAAACCCCGCCGGAATGAAAATCAGGTGCAACGTCAAAATCACCAATTTGACCGTTTTCTTTGCGCTTTACTTTTTCAATGTATATTTTCACAAGGTCTGATTTGTACCTTGTCTTTTGTCCGATGCAACGGTAAACAATTAGACCATTATATGCTTTATTAAAAAAGTCAGCGGAACCCGAAACGTCATACAACGTTGGTTTTTTATACACCCCATTTTCCGATTCAATTTTTCTAGGGTGCGCAACCAAAAACAAGTGGGTGTTTGTTTGTTGAACAAATTGTGTGATTTCGGAAAGTATTTTTCCAATGTAACTGAAATCCCTTTGCGCCGAATGGTCAAGCATATTAAACGGGTCAATGCAAAAAACGTTGATTCCTTTTTGAAAGACAAGTTCCCGGAACTTATTCAATATGTTTTTAAGTGTCAAATTTTCAAGGTCAATCCGAATCCAATGAAAATGTTCTTCAATAAAATCCTTTGTGTTTTCAAGGTCGTCGTTGTTGCAAATTTTGTTGTTAAGTTTGTTTGCAATTCTTTTGATATGCCCTTCGTATGGAAATGATTCCGGTGCAAACATAGCACAACGGAATCCGTATTTTGTTGCAACGTTGCAAAAGATTTGGTCAACAATGTCGGACTTTCCCGAATTTGGAACGCCGGTGACAACCGTCCATTCACCCCAAGACATTTTGAAAAATGAATCCGATTCCGAAAGTCCAATTGAATAGTTTTGAACGCCTTTTTCATTGTATGCTAAAACGTTTTCCCAAATATCATTGACATTCAAAACGCCTTCCAACGGAAAGTTTTTCGCGCTTTTTATCACGTTTCGTAACGTTTCAGAACCTTTTGTTGTCAACACCTCGTTGGCGTCTTTAAAGTTGCCAAAATCGACGTATTTGCATCGGTGTTGTCCAAACCTTCTTGCAAGTTCATTTCGTAATTGCAACCCAGCGTCGTCGTTGTCGGTGCAAAGAACGATTTTAGTTTTGTTTTTAAAGTATTCAAAACAGTTGTCCAAATAATCAAGTCGGGCGTTTCCTTTTGACGCCCCGTTTGGAACTGAACAAACGGAATACAATCCGGATTCATGCAATGAAAGCGCGTCCATTTCACCTTCAACAATGTAGCATGTTTTTGAATCTTTAATGTTATCAATGCCGTAAAATATAAGTTCAGCACCCGAAGTCATTTTGAAATTCTTTTCGCCGTCACGAAACTTAACGTTCACAATCTTATTGTCACGGAAGTAGTTGAAATTTATACAACGACGCTTTGAACCCACTTGCGGCATGTATTCAAGTGATTCACCAATGCGCCAATGGACAAGGGTCGGTTCAGTGATACCGCGCCCGCTAAACCATTTCAATACACGTTCGGTCACGTCGGCGTTAACTTTTTCGGGAATTGTGTATTCCGATTTCTTTTGAAACATAACACCGCCCGACCAACCGCAGTTGTGGCAATTGTAAAGTCCGGTTGAAATGTTGACCGACAATGATTCGTCGTGTTTGTTTTTTCTATTATGCGAACACTTCGGACATTTTGTTTTTAATTCCCCGTTTGTTCTGTTCTTCAAATTTATTCCAAGGTTTGCAAGTTTTTCAATCATTGTTTATTAAATTTTTTTTCATTGTTTGTTTAAATAAATAATTGTTTTGTTTTTTTTTAGTCCATTGAATAAAAATAGTCACGCGCATAATAATTCAACGGGTGTTCTTTATTTAATAGTATTTCACGAAATTCGTAAGCGTTCAAAGTTTTAAAGTATTTAAACGCCTGAATAAAATCCCATTTTTTCATTGTGCAAAAAATATTAAAATTAAACAAACTAAAATTCCAAAAAATCCAATTGCGGCAAAATCATATTTCGTTTTCATGGTGTGCAAAATTTACTGCAATCATGAAACGCCGTTGCAAGGTTAGCAAAAAACATCAACCAGGTAAAAACGCAAAACAGAACAAAGAATCCGAATTGCAAAATTTCATTTTTAAAAATGTTCATATATCATTGATTTTAATTAGACAACCAAAGGCATTTGATTTGCGACCGCCTTTGACTTTTTCATTGTGTTTCAACCATTCTCGACAAATGGTTTTTAATCGCTTTGTCGATACAAACTTAATAATTTCTATTTCATCAAGTCCAAATTCGTTTTTTTTTGTTCCTTGTTTCATAATCAGGAAAACCCAAAAATCCGCTTTGGTTGTTGCAAGTCCGGTTCGTTTTCCCCAACATTCAAATTCAACATACAAGTTCCCCGTTCGTGATGCAATGAAGTCGGTTTTGACTTCGATTTTTTTTCCAGTCAATAAGTCTGCAAATATATTTTCGCCGTGTTGACCCACTTGCAAATCAAACTCAAAATTGTCATTTGTTTTCATTGTACATGTATTTAAATATTTCATTGTATTCAGTTTCGGAAAGTAGTTGTTTCAAGTTATAGTCATACAAGTTCCCGTTGTTTGTTTTCGCACCTATTTTTTTTCCTTTGTCTTCATACGTTACAAAGTTAATAAGACCGGAAACCCTCTGAAACGCATTTGGGCGCGTTTTAAGCGACGTTTGCGCCATGAACCGGTCAATGTACTTCACGCCGTTTTTGTCCACGTTACGCAGCTTTAAAATAGTCAAAAAGTTATGTTTCCAAAAATCGTCAATACGTAAACGCTGACAAACTTCATAAACTTCACGAAGGTTGTATTTGTCAATTCGTTCGATTTTATCAATGCAATCAATCCAATTGAATCTTTGTGGTTCGGTCTTGGGTTGATTTCGTTTTGGAAAAAGGTCAACAAAGTGCGGAAATGCTTTTTCAATATGGGGCGGAAATTCCTTTGTTTTTGGACTTCGTGGTTTCTTTATTTTATTTATGTTATTACCTATAATGTCATTATTATCATTATAGATATTACTTTGTATCGGATTTCCCGTTGCGGTAAATCCAACACCCCCCGTCGGATTTTCCGACACGGTCGGGTCAATCAAGTGATAATTGTACCCGCGGAAAACACCTTGATTTTTTACTGTTTCAAGGCGAACCAAACCAAATGTTTCCAGTTCCTTCAAACGGGCGCGAATCGCGTCTTTGCCGTTTTTAAAATGGTTTGCGCAAAATGTGATTGTGATTGTCATGTTTTCTTCATGTGAAAGCAAATAACAATACAAACCAACCGCGCCAAGAGATATTCCTTTGATTCTAAAAATTGAAGTCGGGACGGGTGTATATATTTCAAACCGTTTCGGCTTGAATATCAAATTGCATTTCATTGTTTCTTTGTTTCTTTTATTCTTCCTGAAGGTCGTCAATAATTTCCTTCAACTTGTCGCAAAACGTTCTAATTTCATTAAATTTCAATAATATCATTTCAAAAGGAATGATGTCATTTTCGTATAAATCCCAAAGTATTTCAATCAACAAGTCAAATTCAACCCGGGTCATTTTACCGACATATTCATAACTAAACACAAAACCTTCGGGCGCGCTAGTTGTCCAACGTATTTTTTGATTTGATTCGTCAAAGTAAACGTTTCGATATTTCATGTTAAATGTTTTTAACCTTGAAAAAATACAAATCCAAAACACTTTTTACGTCGTCAAAATTATACAAGACATGTGTTTCCCAGCCGCATTCATTAAGCCATTCCAACCATTGAATCTGAAATTCGGTCGGCTTGTTTTTTCCAACCTTTAATTCAATAGCAAGTCCGTTGAAATCGCAATTTGTGTTGAATATCATCAAGTCAGGGACGCCGGCTTTTGAACCAAGGTGTTTGAATTTAAATCTTTCAAACGGTGTTCGGCGCCCCTCATTTGGTACATGAGTAAAGATTGATTCAGGATATTCCCATTTTAGATATTCGACAACACTTCTTTGAAGTTTGTCTTCTTCACCAAGATATTTTTTGAAACCTTTCAAGTTGTTTGTTTTACCAAAATTAAACAAAAACATTTTAATTTTGCAAATTTTTTATTGTTTCTTTTAATTTATCGTTCTCAATCAAAAGTTGATTGTATCTAAACGTCAATTCCTGAAGGGTCATTTTTTCTGATTTTCTATTAATTTTGTCTTTTATAATCGAATAAACCCCAAGGAATTTTTCTTTGAATTCATTATCAGTTTCCATGAATACGGGAAAGTTTCGAATACCATGCAAAACGGTCGCATGATTTTTGTTGACTGTTCTAGCAATCTTTGACAAATTCATGCTTGTAAAATAATAGCAAAGCCAATAATAAATCATTCTAGCTTCAACATATTTTTCAACCCTAGTTGGTTTGTTGATGTCAATTCCAAAGTATTTATTTATTGTCTTTTTAATTTTTTTATGTGTTTGCATTTTTAAATTATTAAAGTTCCGTCTTCTTTAGCTTCGGGCGTTTGATGTCCAAGTGCTATTTTCGTTTCAATGAAAAACTTCCAATCGTGAAATGCTTGTTTCCAACCTTCACGACCGTATTCAATCATTTGGTCACTCATTGCGTAAACTTCAACCGAAAACGGGTGCTTGGTTTGTACGGCAATGAATCGGAATTCTGACGGGTCAATCCCCAACATTTCTGAATAAAACACCGCCTGGATTGGATAGCCGTATTTGTAAACGTCACGACGAAACGCCTTTGGCGAATTGTCTTGACACGTTTTAACGTCTGAAATGAACCGTTCTTTGTAGTTGACAACGTCCGGACGAATACGAACGTCAACGCCTTCATGTTGCTTGTAATGCGACAATTCAATTTCGCCGGTGCAATACTTTCGCGCCAATTCGTGTTGATTGTAGTTGCTTGAAATGCTTGAAACAATTTCGTTTTCGTCGGCGGTCAAAAGTATTTTTCCCTTTGACATTTCTTCATGTTTTGCCTTTTCTTCTTTGCCGGCTTTTGTACGCCCGTCAATCTTTGGCATGACATGAAAATCGTTGATGTATTCCGCCGGTTCTAACATTGCCGCATGTACCGCCGAACCAAGGTTCATTGCCTTTGACGAAAATGCTTGTCGTTGTAAGAATTTTTGAACCGAATTTTGATATATGTATTTCAGTCCCGACGCGCTGATTGCGTCGCTTGAATGATATTGTTCGTTTGTATCTTTTATTTTCTTCATTGTTATAAATTTAAAACCCCCCGAATGACCGGGGGGCGTTCCCTTTGATTGCTAAATTAAAACGGCAAATCGTCGTTGTTTCCTTTTGTGACTTGGTCACTTGGAATCGTTTCAAAATTGTTTGCTTTTGAATCCGGTTCCCAAGTGTTCAAAGCGGCGTAAGGTTTGCCAGCTTTTGACATCAAAAGGTCAACGTTCAACCAACCGTTTTTGTTATGTTCCTTCACAAACTTTGCGAATTCTTCAATCTTAAATGAAAGCGAACCAATGACAAAGTCCGGTCGGCTTGGGTTTTGCTTGACGATTAAACCGTTAACAAGCGTTTTTGTGTTTTCCATGTTAAAAAATTAAAAATTAATGTTAAAAATAAATATTTACGCGCTAAATTTTTGCACGATTTTTTCGCGTTGTTGCGAGTTGACCTCAAATTTTTCAAACACCTTTTTCGCTTGATGCGGTGTTCCATTCAAAGTTTTTTCCAATTGTACATTTGTAAGTTTTGGTTTCGCTTGCGGTTTGGTTTGTTTGGATTGATTGTTGACCGCGTTTGCAACTTCTTCAGCCGACGCAATTGACGTGTCAATTCCGATTCCTAAATAACCAAGCGCGCGTCCAAGTGCGGACGTAAAACCGTTTTCGACAAATGACGTTTTATTTATGTAAGAACTGTCGCGATATTCTTGCGAATGGGCGGACGCTTTTTCAGCGCCGTTGTCATCAACAATTGTGACTTTGAAAATTCCTTCCTTGTCGTCTATTGAAACGACTGATTCAACAATTGACCAACCTTTGAATTGTGGTTGATTGCTAAAGTGAATCAATCGTTCATTGACTGGAATATATTCTTTCCCCTTGATGTTGATTTTCTTCATTGTTTAAAAAAATTAGACGGTCAAATCCCGCATTGACCAATTTGTTCATTTCATTAATCGTAATCGAACCGGGATTTTCGACACGACTTTTAAGCGTTGGCATTGTACAATCAAGGATTTTGCACACGTCAAAACGTTTCATTTTTAAGCGTTGCAATTCTTGTTTGAAATGCCATTCAAATATTCCATTCATACTTTCAAAATTTTGAATGATAGTGTTTAATTTTTGAAAAACCAATTCTTGGCTTTCATGCCAATTTTCGGATTGCGTTTTTGCGTTCCTAATTGTTGACAACACTTCGGCAATTTCGTTTCGCGAAAGTGTGATTGTGATTTCTTTTTTGTTCATAATCATTGCGAATTTACAAAAATAATTTTAAATAAAAAAATATATTTTAAAAAAACCCCCGCATTCAAAATGAAATTGGGGGTCAGCAAACAAGGGAAGGGACGTTATTATTTTTGAATATACGTTGAAGAAACGTCGTCATCTTGATTTGGAACGTGCATAATTACTGAAACGGTGTTTGCTTTGACGTTGTATTCCATTGAATCAATCATACATGAAACGGGTTCATGCGTTGGATATTGGTTTGACACCGGAAGTTTGATTGCGTTAAAAGAAGACAAAGCAAATTCGTCGCCACTTGAATATGAAATTGCGGTGTCAAGTGTATATGAATTTGAATTGACTAGAGTAATTTTAACGGGCGTCGTGATATTTCCGCCGGTTATATACCAACCAATTTGGTCAGTTGAGATGTTGACGTCATTTGTGTTTAATGTAGTTGTTGAAGAACCCGAAGAACTTGTTGTCACAAATTTTTCGCTAAAGTTCACCCAAATTTTGTTTTTTGGTGATACGGGCGTTTTGTTATTATTGTAAAACGTACCCTCGTATCTTGAAACGTGTGAACGAAAATCATTGATTTTTTGTTGTGTGACTAATTGTTCAATTCTTTGGGTTGTTGAGGAATTAATGTCCCGCGCCCTAAAAGCGTTAATAAACCTTCTAAACGGCTTGTATTCTGATTCTATTTTATTTGAATTTTGACTTAAATTTTGAATTGCAATTTTTTTGTCTAGACGATTAATTTTTCTTGAAATTGTAATATCATCAAAATACAAATAATTCAAAGTTGAACCGGGGTGTCTATACGGTAAATAAAAAATCAATTTTACTTCACAATTCGTTCGGGCGGTTGTTGATTCTTTTGTTGTGATTTTAAAAGATTCCCATTCATTTGCGCTTTTTATTGTTTTTTTATTTTTTTGTGAAATTCCCGACCATGAATTTGAATTTGCATTCCAAAACTCAATAGTTGGTGAATTTAAATTATATGTTCTTTGTATTGTGTAATTAATTGAAAACGGGGGGTCATTTGAAGACAATGAACCGTCAAGAAAATAGTTTGTTTTATATTCAACTTCTTCATTTGCTGAAAAATCAATTCCTTCCAAAATTGAACCCCCGCCGGGAATTGTAAGTGTTGTGACATTTGAATAACCTTCAAACATTTGTGTGTATGTTGATTGACTTGTCGTTGATTGATTTGTGCGAATTGATTTTTTACCACTCAATAAAATCGAATGATTTCCAATTGTTGCGCGACTTGAAAAAATTGTCCATTTGTTTGTTGGAAGTTCAAAAGTCGGGTCTGCGTTCAAATTGTTTTCAAATAAATTGTCAGCTGACAAATCAATCTTATCTTCAACAATTATAGCTGGCGGAATATATTCAACAACAAGGTCATTGTTTAATGGTGTTAAATCTGTTTTTGTTTCAATTAAAATATTTTCGGTAAAAGTTTGAACAAAAATTCCGGTTGAATCATATTCTTTGAATTCAGGTGATTCCGATTTGTCTTGTTGCAACTTTTTTGTTTCCGCATTTCTAATGTTTGACGAAATTGTCCCGTCAGCTTGGTCATCAAAAAAATTGTTGTCAATATATTCCGAATTTGAAACGATAAACAATTTTCCAAATGATTGAAAAATTCTACAATTTAATGTTTTCAAAGTGTTTTCAATAAACGTTTTACAATCAATTATTTGCAAATCACCATCATATTTTGCACCCCTATTTCCGCCCGCAAAATCTTGGGGTTGTGTTGTAGTATTTGACAAAGTTATGTTTGTTGAAAAACAAACGTTAAAATCTAAATTAGTTTTTGAAATGGCTTCATTGACTAAATTTAAAATTAAATGTCTTGTTTGAATTGTTACATATTTCAAAAAATCGTCGGTGTCCAAAATTTCCATGAACTTGGTTGATAAAAGTCCCAAACCGTCATGCGCTTGCAAACTTATTTGATAAGGTGTTGACGCCAATGCTTGTTTGTAAGAATCTGTCACAATGAATCCCGTCCAATAAAGTTGATAATTGTTTGACGCGTCTTTGTAGTAAATTTTGACCTTAAATTCTTCTTCATCAAATGCGTAAAAATTATCGTATTGAACATCGTTGGTGACAAATAAATTCAACGTACAAGTCGAACCAATTATTGGCGAATAAAAGTCGTCATCGCCTTCCCACTTAATTGAAACCGGGTCAGCCGTTCCAATTAGCGGCAACACCGCGCCCGAATAATTGTCTTTTAAAATTTCTATTTTTTTGCCGTTTTCTAAAACGTCAGAAAATTCAAGTCTATATTTAACCCCGTAAGCCATTTTTTTATTTTATACGTCCACGATTTGTTTCGGCGCGTTGTAATGCAACAACAAGGTCTTGACCCCTCAATTGGAATGAACCGCCAACGTCAACTTGTTGCGCGCCCCTTGGTTGAATCATTGAAGTCAATCGGTCAAGCGGTGCAACAACTTCAGGATTTTGACGTGCGCCAGCATATTCACCAAACATTCCAAGTGTTGGTGTTGAAACAATACCGCCGTTTGCAAACTTTGGGACTTTTTTAAATGCACCCGAAATCGCGGCGGTTGCCCCAGCAATAAGCGCTGGAAGTACGAACGCGGCAAAAGGTCCAGCGGCGGCGGCGGATTGTGCGGCACCCTGAACCGCAAGTCCCATGGATTGCGCTAATGACACCGCAATAAATTGCATCGCGTTTGTAATAAACGACGACAAGAATGAACCAAACGCATTGTCAGCAAGTCCAAGGGATTCAACAATTGATTGTCCCATTGCACCAAACGCGGCTTGCATTCCTTCACCCAATTGTTCGTTCACGGATTTTGTTTGTTTCATTTTCTGAATCAAACCGTCAAGGGCGGCTTCTTGTTCTTCAAAATCCACGTCAATAAATTCAACCGCATTCGGGTCAAACGCTTCGGCTTCAGGTGTTCCAAATACGCTTGAAAATGTTGGGTCACCTTCACCGCCCGTTGTTGCAGTCGTTCCGCCAGTTGCAGTTGCGCCAGCACCGCCAACTGTAAAGATACCGGCGACTTTGTTTTTAATTGTAGAAACAACATTATCAAGCCCTTGTTGCAACCCTTCTTCAGTCACGTTCGCAATTTTTTGCGGACGCATAGATTTTTCAAATGCTTCAGTAAAGTTTTCCGCCCCTGAAGTTCCAATGTCAGCAAACACGTCTTTGACATTTTGCGCCGTGTCGGTAACGCCTTCAACAAGTACATCTTTAATTCCTTCAAGTCCTTCTTTCATCATGCTTGGACTTAATGAAAAAGCACCTTGCACAATTTTTCCAACATTTGAAAAAAGTCCCGAAATAAAATTTCCGGCTATTTTGAACTGATTAATCAAACCGTTTACAAGCGCAACACCGGCGTCAAAAATTGTTTTAAATAGCGCAACAAACCCTTCAATGATTAAACGAAACGCCAATGATTCATTGTAAAGGTCAATAAAATAGTTTGCAACGTCAACAAGCGTCTTTTTTACAACGCCCCAGTTTTGAACAACAATTGTTGCAACCGCAGCAAGCGCGGCAACAACAAGTCCAGCGGGGGAAAGTATTGCAGCAAGTGCCGTTGCCAATGCACCGGCAACACTTAAAATTGCCGGAAGTGCCGCGGCAATCGCAGTCAGTCCCAAAACCAAACTTTGCGTTTGTGGACTTAAATTCATAAAAGATTGAACCAATCCTTGAATGAAACTTGTGAATTTTTGAATATGTGGCAATACCGCTGACAATAAAGTTCCGCCGACTTCGGTCAATGAATTACGAACACCGGTCAATGCTTTTTGCAATTGGAATGATGCGGATTGTGAAGTTGCATCAAATGCGGTTGCCGTTGCGCCCTGAACCTTGTTCATTTCCGCAAAGATTTCACGGGTTGAATCAACCCCCGCACCTAATAAATCCATGACCCCGGACAATGCACGAACGTTTCCAAATACCTTTGCGGCGGCTTCGTCATTGCCTTCAAAGTTTGTTTTTAAAATTTCAAGGGTTGCCAATAAACCGTCCTCACGAATTGTTTGACGAAGGTCAGCCGACGACAATCCCATTCCGGAAAGTGCGTCTTCAGCTTCTTTTGTTGGCTTCAATAAACCGTTCAAGATTCCACGCAATTGTGTTGATGCAACCGCGGCGTTCGTACCCGTTCGGGACATTGCTGCAAATGCCGCACCCACTTCGTTGAATGAAACACCCATGTTTGACGCGATTGGCAAAACAGAACCCATTGCGCCAGCAAGTTCAGAGGATTCAAGTTTACCTTCACGAACGGCGGCAACCAAAACGTCGGTTGCGTCCGATGCCCCTAAAGTGTCTGCACCGTAGGCATTCATTGCGGACGTTGCAAGGTCGGCAACAGTTGCGGTGTCACCAAGTCCAACCGCGGCGGCTTGCAAAGATGCGTTCAAAACGTTCATTGCTTGTTCGCCTTCCAAACCGGCGGACGTGATGAAGAACAATGCGTCAGCGGCTTCCGATGCTGAACGTCCCGTGTCGGTTGCCATTTTCTTGGCGGTTTCACCCATTTTAGCAACTTCATCACCCGCGATTCCAACAAGGGATTCAATCTTTGTCATTGACTTGTCAAAGTCAACCGCAAGTTTTACCGATGCCCCAGCAACCAATGTCAACGGCATTGTCAATTTTCTTGAAATTTTTGAACCTATTGCTTGCGCCTTTGAACCAAAGTTTTTCAAACGTGCGCTTGTCTTATTAAGTGCTGAATTCAGTTGCGACGCGTCGCCAGTCAATACTACTTTCAAGGTGTTTGCCATGGATAAGTTTTCCACAAAAATACGAAATAAAAAAAGGACATCATTGCCCTTTTTGTTTCTTCATTTGTTCAACACGTTTCAAAAATTCCATTGCTTGTTTTGGTTCTGACTTTGGTTTTCCGCGTTCCAAGTAAACGTCTTGTGGCAATGGGAAAAGTTTGTCGGGCGTTATCATTTGCGCACGCTTTGAACAATTAATGTTGAACAACATTGTTGCAACATAGCGCGTTCGTTCCCACTCCAAGTTTTGTTTGATTGTATGCGCTTCGCCAAGCAATTGATTTTCCGCCCAAGTATATGACCAAAAATCTTTTGGTTGAACCCCGACTTGCCCGATGTAGTAGTCAAGCAAATGATTCCAAGTAAGCCGGGTTTTTACTTTCCCGACGCTTTTGTGGATTTTGTGACGTTGCGTTTTATTCCCGCATTCAAGTCGTTTCCAAGAATTTTTGATTCGGTCATTGCTTCAACAATACTTTCAAGTTCAGTTGCGTCAAGGTTTTCAAGCCAAGCGCCAACCGTGAAAATTGTGAAGTCGATTTCGTTTCCTTGTTCTTGTTCATTCGCTAACAATGCGGAATAAACAAGGGCGCGAATCGCAGTTATTGAAACGCCCCCTTGAAAAACATTACCGATTTGGTCAATAGGCAAATTCAATTCGTCGGTGAAGTTTGCCCAAAAATTCATGCTAAAATGCAACGTGCGGTTTTTCCCACCAAGTTTCACGGTGTAAAACCCCCTTTTTCTGTTTGCCATTATAATAACCTTTTTACGTTATTTTAGTTAGTAGATTTTGCAATCGTACCGGTCAATGTAATTGAACCCGAATAAGAAACGGGACTTTCCATTTCCGCCGAAATTTCAACACTTGATAAGAATCCGTCAGCGGAATAAACCGCGTCGCCAGTTTCTTCAGTTCCAAAAGAAACGTCAAGTTTGGTTCGTGCAATTAGAAAGTCAGCAAGGTCAATTGCGTTCTTTGGTGTTGGTGAACCGCTTTCATCGTAAACAACCAAACCGTCAAAAGAAATTTCCCCGGAAATAACACCCGCAATATGTTCAGCGAATCCGCCTGAATCTTTGGTTGTGGCTTCCGGCAAATCATTTGAAAGTGAAATTGAACACGAAGTTGTGTGACCAACTTTCGCAAGTGTACCGCCGTTTGTATCAAGTTTTACAATTAAATCGGTTCCGTTAAAAACTCCAGATGTTGCCATGGTTTAAAAATTTTATACAAATATACGGATTTTAAAATTGTCAAATGTTGTTCCAATTTATGTCAACTTGATTCCAAATGTCATTTGCAGAGTTCCAAATTTCACCGTCGGTTTCGTCGATAATTGAATAAAGTCCGGTCACGGTGATTTCAAGGTCAAATGAAGTCACGGCTTCCATTTCCGCAACTTCTTCAACACTTGTGACAAATCCTTCGCCTTGAAAAACAAGTCCTTGTGCGCCCGTAGCTTGCGACAAAAAGAATTCAGCGCGGGTGCGCGTCAATACCATGTCCGCAAGTTCTTCAAAGTTTACGGCGTCGTCATAATTAGTGAAACCCGTTGCAGTAAGTTGACCCGAACGAACGCCAGGCAATAGTTCTTGAAACCCAAGTGAATCTTTGTTTGTGCTTTCAACAAGGTCAATGTCCAACGTCAAGGCAACACCCGTTGTGTGACCAACCGCGATGTCGCCTTTGTACAACAAAAAAGTTGTTCCGTTGATTGGGTTCATATTACAACAGTTCTTTCAAAGCAGTCACAAACGCTTGTTTGCCGAATTCAAGTTGTTCCAAATTAAACTTTGAATTTACAATTTTGCGGTCTAAATCCGCAATGTGATTGACGTGTGCTTTTTGTTCATCTGTCAAGTCTTCAAAAAAATATTCTTGTTCGTCAATCATAATTGGGGTCTTTTCTTTTTTTCCCATGATATAAAAATTTAAAAATTAATAATTAAGATAATTGCAAATTGACATGTGTCGGGTTTGCAATAAGTTCAAGCTGGGAATCAAGTCCCGCTTTTAATGAATCAACATCAAGATTTGCTTCAAGCCAACCTTCAACGTCAGATTTTGCTAATGAATCAAATTCAATGAATGATTCAGCTTCAGGCGCTTCAAGTCCAATTGAACCGTAAACGTCCGCAACATTATCATTTGCGTCGGTTGCTTGCAATCGCCAATGAACAGTTTCAATGACGTTTTGCATGCCGTCGCTTTCGATTTTTGCTTCGAGGTCACCAATGACCCATGAATAAGTATTTGCCATGTTTTTATGAATTTATTTGTGATTTTAAAGTTTGTATTTCTGTCTTCAATTCATTTATCATTTCTTGTTGTTCTTGTATTGCTTTCAATAAATATGTAGGCAAATCACCGTATGAAACACCGTCAATTTGCGGTTCATCAAAACCTTCAACTTTATTTTTAAATGTTAGTTCAGGAATCACTTCAACAACTTCTTCAGCAATCAAACCGGTTGTGTATTGTTGTGATTCTTTTACTTTAAATTTTACCGGGCGCAGTTTATTGATTTTGTCAATTGTGCTTTCAATATCGGTGACGTCTTCTTTGTACCTTATTGATGATGAATTGTAATACAATTCACCCGTTGTTGTGTTATATCTTACAAGCGGATTTGAATCCGAACTTCCAAGCAATGAAGGAACAAACAACCCGCCGTCTTGTTCAATTTTAAATCTTTGGGCGTTTGAACTACCGTATGTTATTTCGAAATTAGTTGAATTTACTTTAAGTTTATATTGGACGTCTGTTCGTGCATTTCCGCTTCCGTCGCTGCAAGTTAATATAATACCTGACGCTTGCGAACTAAAACTTGTCGTTGAATCTTGCAACAATAAAGTCGCATCATTAGCTTTTGCATGCAATACTTGGGAAGGCGAACTTGTGCCAATTCCAACATTTCCAGTCCCGTCGTCAAATCGTATTCTTTCGGTTCCTGAATCCGTGAAAATCAAATCACCGTCAACATTCACACCAAGTCCCCATTGTTCAGCGCCCGACGCTTCTTGAATTACAATTGCGGTGTTGTTTGATTTTGTTTTTACCGCAATGTTACCGTCGGCAATGTTTCCGCTTGATTCACAATCACCAACTTCAAGTTTTGTGTTTGGCGCAGTTGTTCCGATGCCTAAATTACCTGTATTTCTTAAAGTCATTTTAGTGGCACCATTATGATTACTTCCTATTCCCCAATAAATTGTTCCGTTTGAAGAACCGTTTGTGATATAAAATGACCCCCTATTTCCAATCATACCGTACCCGCTTATTCTTGTTTGGTTGGTGGGTGGGATTGGGTTGCCAGTATCAAGACCGTCAACAACAACTGCATTGTTAAAACTTGCGGAACCGTTGACATCAAGTTTAGTTGAAGGCAAAGCCGCCCCGATGCCAACGTTACCATTCTGTCTAATTACAAATAAATTACCGGTCCCATTTAAATCAGAAGTTGTTCCAACTGCAAATTCTTCTCCGCCTCCTAGCCCGAAAAACATACTGCCTTGAGAATTTTTTAATTCTATTGCTAGGTCTGAAGTTAGTGAAGTCTCAAATTTGCCAACTGTATTGCTTGATGTGAATACATGCAGCTTTTCACCCGGCGAAGTCGTTCCGATTCCTACATTGCCGTTGTCTTTATCAATTAAAAAATAAGTGTCGCCGCTATCTTCTGTAATTTCAAAATGTCCAGTTGAAGTTGACCTTCCTAATTCCCAATAAGTCGTTGTGCCAGTTGACAATCTTAATTGTTTATCGACGCCGCCCATTACTTCCAATTTAGCATTTGGTGAAGTCGTACCAATTCCAACATTACCTCCTCCATTAACTAAAAATAAAGCTGGGTCTGAACCTTTTCTTATAATAAAGTCAGGTTCATTTGTTCCAGAATCCATTCTGAAATCAAAACCGCCGAAGCCATCAGAAGGTTCGTCTTGTATGCTTTCAAACCTAACATTTTGGTCAGTAACTTTAATCGACAATGCTTCTCCGGTTGTGCCTTGCCTTGTGACATAAAAAGGTGTTGTACCGGTATTTGTATTAAATATTGCTTCACCATTTACCTCTAATTTTGCGCTTGGCGAACTTGTTCCTATCCCGACGTTACCTCCGCTATGTTGTAGAGTTAAATTGCCACCAGTATTATGAAATACTTCAAAATTACTTCTTCTTGAAACAGTTGCAAATGTTGACCCTATATTTTGTATTGTCCCTTGAGGCGTGCCTCCTTCAGAGAATTTAATACCACTAAAACTTGTAGATGTTGGATGAGTAATTTCGATATAAGACGCATCACCTTTTACTGCAAATTTTTCTCCAGGACTTGTCGTGCCGATACCAACATTAGTGCCATTGTCGAATATTTGAGAATCAGTTAATGTATTTGCATCTGACCATTTAGAAACATAATTAGTAGTTCCGCTACCGTCTAATATACTGCCGTCTGTTTCAATTACATTGCCAGATGAATCAACCGCTAAGTTTTTAGTTGCGGTACCTGTAAATGTGCCGGAGCCATAGTTATTAAATTGTAGTTGGCCGGAAGTAGTAATCACCACTCTGTCGTTTCCGCCGTTTGTTTGAAATCTTAATTGACTGCCGGTACTTGACCTTATGTAACTATTATTGTTGTCGTGAAATAATTGTAAATGTCTATTGTTTGTTGTGTCTTCAATTCTAATTGTTGGCGTTGTGACGTCTGCAATATGAAGTTTTGTAGCCGGGGAAGCGGTTCCAATCCCGACGTTGCCGCTTGTGTTTAAAGTCATGACAGTACTTGCGCCATTGACCTGAAGTTTTATGCCATTTCCTGATTGACCTCTGTATAATGCGTAACCACTATTCCAACTCAATTCGCCATGACCAGCTGACGACCCCCATTTCATTACGCCGTCACCAATTATTTTTAATCTACCATTTGCGTTTATAGCAACATCACTAGTAGAAGACGTGTTTACCTGAAGTTTAGAATCAGGCGAAGTCGTTCCGATACCAACGTTGCCGGAAGAATCGATTCGCATTTTTTCACTTGCGCTTACATTAAAAGCTAAAGAATTTCCGTCATGCCTATAAATAATTTTTCCAACGTCTGAATCAATAGGGTCGCCAAATATAATTTCTCCAGTGCTTAAATTTCCACCTATTAATTCAATTTTACTTGAATCATAAGCGTTTGCAGTATTCGATTCAATTTTTAAAGTCGCCCCGCCTGAAGAATCATAAATATGCAAATTTCTTGCCGGCGAAGTCGTTCCGATTCCGACATATCCATTGCTTTTTTGAATTGTCATTACATCGGTTGAAGTACCGTAAGAAAAGAACCCCAATTTGTCGGTTCCCGCGCGGTATCTAATTTGCATGTCATTGGTGTCACTTGTTTGAAAATCAATTCCCGGGTGTTCACCTGAAATACCGTTTAATCTTATAATACCTTGACCGCGCAATTCTAATTGACGACCCGGATTTGTCGTTCCGATACCAACGTTACCGCTTGAATTTATTCTTAACCGTTCCGAATAATTAGTTGACAATATTAAGTTTCCACTAGTTGAACCAATTCTCACTTGGTCAGCAGTTGAAGCGGTATTTGAAAAACAAATAAAAGAATTTGCTCCTGAAGCGCTTTCAAAACTTGCAACCATGCTAGACGAGCTTTGCTTTACATGAAATAAGCGCGCTGGTGAAGTTGTTCCGATGCCGACGTTACCGTTTAAATCTAAAGCAAACGCATCAGCGTCGGTTGACGGTCCCATTAAAAAAGTGCCACTAGCGTTTTTGAACATTCTATGCGAAATAGCATTTGAACTTGTTAAAGCTATACCGTCACTCAAAGTGTCACCGTCTTGTCGCACTATTAAAGTCCCCCCTGATGTAGCTACACCGGTTCCCCCGTTTACTTCCAATTTACCAGCCGGCGAAGTGGTACCGATTCCTACGTTGTTTGTGTCTTTTTGCAAAAACAACCCGGTTGTCCCGTCAGCCCTTAAATGTAATGAATTCCAACCGTTGCCAGAAACATCATGCGCATCTATTCCAAATTCGTCAGCCCCTCGAATATAAAATCGAACACCAGTAGAGGTATTGCCAATTCTTACATTGTCATTGACCTGCAATTTAGCATTTGGCGAAATTGTTCCGATGCCGACGTTTCCTGCGTTTGTTAATGTAAGTACATCACCCCCACTAAAAGTACTAAACCTAAAACCATTTCCGTTTTTGCCTTTAATATAATTCCAAGTGCCGTCAGCACCCATTGTCATTCTATCGCTTTCAGAAAGTTGAAGACCGAATGATTCTGTTCCGCCATTTATAGTAAGCTCTTGGTCAGGCGAATTCGTTCCTACACCTAGCCGTGTATTTGCTTCGTCTACAAATAATGTAGCTGATTCAATTGTATTACCTGTGGAACCTATAAGAACTTTTCCCGGCGTTACGTTTGGTAAATCATTTGTTTCTGACTTAACCGAAAATACTAAACTACCTGATGAGTTTACAAAGCCAACCTCCCCTAAATTTTGTATAAGATTCCCTTGTATGGGTTTGGTAGTTGTAATTGCTGCACCAGTCGATCCGCTTGGTTTTACATATATAGGTTGCCCTGCGCTTGGGGTAACACTATCTATAGATGATGTATTTAACCCTGTTAGATTTCCTACAACGATTGCATGACCAGTAGCATTATTAGCTAAATTTGTTTCTAGTATTCCAACCGCTGGCATTTTTGCAGCATTAGACGCGTCAGCTAATTGCACCTCTACTGGTTCAGCGGCCGTTGCTCCTGATATAAACACAGGGTCTCCTTTTGTAAGACTTGAGCCTTGTTTATTTGTAACTTGTATTTTTGTAATTCCAGCACTTCCAATATGCAGAGAACTTAAGTTTGCAAAAGTAAGCTCGCCATTTGCTCCTGAAAGCAGTAATTGATTTGCTGCACCTAAGGTATTAGTTGTATCTTTTACAGGCCCGTTTAAATATAATGTACCTGTTTGCGTTATTAAGTCAGTGCTTGCGTCACCTAATGTAACATTCCCATTTAACGTGCTAACACCCGTAACCGTAAGACTTGTATCAAAAGTTGCAGCTGCATCTACATTTAATTGGCCTGCTACTGTTAATATTGTAGCTCCGGCGTTTTGCGAAACTATAGAATTAACAACGTTATCACCACCGGCCCCAAACATTGCAATGGTATTTTCTGTACCATTTATAAAGTCATTAAATAGGTTATCGACTGTTATGTGTATATTTTGGTTACCGTCGTACCCAACTAAATACATGCCTGACGTGTGGTCGGTTCTTAGATTAAACTGTGAAAACTTTATTGCCATTATTGTCTATTTGTATAATGTGAAGCGTCATTGTAGCCTTCTGTTATCATTGTAGGATAGCGGTCACCAGGAGGCCAAGAACCTTCTTCTGCTATAATTTCAATTGGCGGGTCAGCTGTGCCAATCTCAGTAATCATTTCAAGTGAGTTTAAGCTGCCGTGATCATAAAGGTCTTGATCAATAATAATACCTAATTGATTGCGAATAGCCATATTATCTTGAATATGCGTTTATAGGCATTGATACTAAATTTGTAGCGGTGGTACCTGTTGCATAAACACGCTTAACCTGGACTGGAACAAATTGCCCGTTGTTCATATTGTAAAATATAACGTCATTGCCTTGACGCGTTTTAACTTTTACGTGCCCTCCGACGCCTACATACAACACGCTTATTATATCTAAATCTGCCGTATCACTAGGCGTGACTGCCGCTGCATCAATTGCTTGTATCAGTGCTTGACTCATCTTTTTCTTTTATTTGTAATTCTAACGTTTTAACTCTTGAAATTAAATCGTCAATTATATTTTGTTTGTCTTCTATTTTAACGACTCTGCCTAGCTGATCAACAGTTACACTGGCAAATTCATATGTACCTGCTTTTAAAAACGGTATTTTTCCTGGACGAATAGTTACTTCGCTTCCGTCTTCCGACATACTAGTCAATATAGCTGTTTCGTCTAGTGATATAATTTTATTGACCGTTCCGCCGACTTTTCCGAGATACTCAACTGTTAAGTCGGATCCAACCATTTTGGTTGTAATACCGTTGCCACCTTTAATATTTATCGTGCCTTTAGAGGTAATTACGGATGATGCTCCTAAATCGTCTGCGATAGCCACACTAGTAACCGTGCCTTTGTTATTGGTATACGGAAGCCTTTCAATACCTAGCTTGTTTACTTTAGTATTTAGCTTATCATGCACCAAAAATTCTACGTTATCCAATAATCCTTTATACTTACCCGCTCCTTCGACTATATTACCCACGCCTTCGTACTGAAGACCAACTGTAGTTTTTCTGTCTTTAGTAATGCCGTTTATACCGGCGCTACCTGAAACGCTAAGTATTGCATTTTCAATACTAGGCCCATCTATAGATAATTTATTTTTTTCCCAGCTAAGCGTATACCCGTTGTTGGTGTTGTCAACAGCAAAATTATCTAGCGTATTGATCGCGCTTTCAGTAAAAGCAACGACACTAGACATAGTTATTTTTTTGGTTGTTCCTGTTTGAGTAGCACCAATAAAATAATCTCCTGATCCAACAGAACCGGAGGGATAACTATTTAGTTTTGCCATTTATTCGTTTTTTGTACCGTTTTTACGAGGGTTCATACCCCCTCTATTCCTATGCGCTGTTACAAAAGTCCCCGTATAGTGATCATAGTCCTTGCCTTTTAAGCTTTTGCCGGCTTTTTTAGCTGCACGGCGCTTTTTTTGGCTATCTGCTCGCTTTTCTTTGCGGTCATCACTGTTAGCATACCTTAAATCACGCTCTTTTTTAGCTTTTGCGGCTGCTGGAGATAACTTTTGCTTACCCATTTAATTCTTTTTACGTATATAATAGTAATTTACACACTTTTTACCGTTTTTACAAACATCGAGGTGACAATTGCTACCTATTATATATACCTTAATAGGCTACCGTCACATATTTTGTATACCTAGATAATTTAGGAGGTGCTTTTGTAAGAAAAGTATCAGATATTTAGGGTTTTGGTGTTATATACTATTTTTTAACTACATACAACAATACGGAAACCATTTTATTTACGCCACCTCCCCTGCTTTTTTCTGAATATTCCGGGATTTTTTGGCTTTTCCCAGGGTTTTCCTGCAGATTTCGGGAACTTTCTGGGATAGCTGCTAGCGCAGCGTGTATAGCAAAGAGCCGCTCGCCGTTTCGCAGACTAACCACGATCCTGCACCGATAATATATTTGAATCTAAATTATACGATATGAGAGTACGAATTGACACGAAGAATTGGATGGGCAACTATAGCAGCCGGGTCCAAACATTCAACGGGGAATCCCATCTGAACAACTACATCCGGTTCATGGGCCACCATGAGATCTATTCCAAGATCATTGGGGTTGAGGTTCTGGATTAACCAGGGCACCGCCTGCGGTGTATAGCAACGCGTATAGCATTTACAGACTAACCACGATACTACTTCGATAATATATATGTAATGAATTAAAATGTAAATTATGAGTATAAACGATAAACTAAAACAACTGTACCAAAGATACGACTTTCTAATTGACTGTGACAGATGGGTACAAGCTAAGACAGTTCAAAAAGAAATAAGAGAATTAGAACTATTACGTGAAGAAAGTTATACAAACTAAACACGAAGTAAAGTAGATAATATAAATGTAAACAATTAAAATTAAATAATTATGAGTAAAGTAAATAACACACTAGTAAGTAAAAGATTTATCATTCGCAAATCTTTAATCGGTAAAAATGTCAATGTCTCATTCACAGACTATGACGGTAAAACACACAAGTACTCACATGACAAAGTATACGAGTTATGTAAAGAAAGATTCGACAACATGAAATGTTTCCAAAAGTACAAGTATTACTCTCAAACATTCGCACTACCGAAGTTTGTACGCGAGTTAGGTGATGAGGTTCTAGTCAAATAGAACTTCACCCCTAGCGGGGGCTTCACCGCCCTCGTGTATAGCATATGTATAGCAAAAGTGAGGTGGAGTGATGAAGTGTAAAGTCAGGTAAACAAATGATCGGTAGCGAAAAGTGCGACACTAGCCTGTTATTAAAGATACTTAACTAGCTAATGTCACATTTTATTGCTTCACCATTCTATTAGATGACTAGAGAGGTGTTGTTATATATGTAACATACTTTTATATTCCATACTAACTATATATTTTTTTTTACAGTTTGAACACGAATCGGTGACGATAATATATATGAAACTTTAAAACACATTACTATGGCTTATGAACTAATCCTTACCGATGTTCAAATGAAAAATTTAATCGGTAATCTAGAAATGCAAATGCACCAGAACGGTACAGATTTTACAGACACTACCGACCCACTGGCAAGTATTTTCTGCGCCGCAATGTTCGGAAACGAGTATATGAACAGTGACGAGAAAGGCGAACTCGAAGAGTATTACGAAACACATTACTAAAATAATAATTATGAGAAGTATAAACCTTACTGAAAACGATTGTACTTTCGTACACTATGTATTACGTCAATATGCTAAGACTACACCGAGCTTAGACAGTGAAGACAGAGAAGCAATATATGCGGTAGCAAATAAATTCAAGTAAAGTTATGGATATAGATATAGACAAGTATATAGACTGGTACAGTATTACTGACGACTATGAGTTGGCCAGTGGCGACATTTCACCTGAAGATTACTTTAAACTTCAAGAAATATTAGAACGGTATATTAAAACAAATAAATAATTATGAACAGTATAAAATTTTTAAAGGAGAATAAAATACGATTGAACGGTGTGGTTTATAAACCTTACCTGATCGGTAACCTACCACCGAGCTTTGCATTCAAAGAGGAGTGGAAGACAGAAACTGACGGTACAGAATATGTAGTCGAAGGTATTAACGAGTGGTTTAACTTTAAAGGATTTACCTATGTCAGTGAGTAATATGAGAGAGCTACTAGCCTACAGTGCGGCGAAAAAAACCGAACGTGCTGAAGAGTGGAATGCGGAACGGTTAGCACACGGATATTGCAGAGGTCTGAATCACCGCGAATATATGCGGTATAGAGTAAACGGTAAGTCGGTATTCCGCAAAGGTAAAGACTTCTCACACCGCGAAAGGTGGAAATATACAAACTAAATACGAACACCTAACGATAATATAAATATAAAATACAAAAGTTATGCCAAATATGAGTTATTGCAGGTACGAAAATACCTCGCTAGATATGCAAGATGTAGTAGATACATTATACGACAGTGATGTCACCGAAGACTTAAGTACACACGAGACACGTGGCTTAAGAACCATACTCGAACTAGCTAAAGATATTGTAGATATGGAAGATAAGATAAATAACATACTTGAAAATCAAGAGCAATGAGCAGTATTAATACAACCCCACTTACAGTGCGCGACGTATCACTAACGGTAAGTTACTATCACCATGCCGGTGAACCAGCAGTTATGTATTACAAAGACGGGTCAGGCCACCCAGGTGAACCACCTTCAATTGAAGTGCAAGCGGTATACGCAGGTGAGATAGATATTTATGAACTGTTAGACGCAGATATGTTAGATTATATAGAGGGTAAATTAATAGAAATACACTACTAATGAAACAACATTATATAACAGTATTAGATTTTACCGATGGCAGAATATATCAGTATGATGCTTGGGAAGGAGCTCTTTCACACGACGACTATGAAGCATTACTAGATTTAAAAGGGCATAAGCTAAACAGTATTGAATGGATGGTTCATGAGAACAGTGAAATAATTACAAGCTAAACACGAACCACATACGATAATATAAGTATGAAAAAATGTAAATGTAACAATATAATACCGGCGGGGCGAGTAAACCTCGGGTATAACACATGCACAACTTGTTCAAACGTTGAACAGTATAGCTACGTACCCATTATCGCACATAAGACCGGTAATACTATTCAAATCGTCAGTCAGGCAACAAGTGCCGCAGTGCACAGGTCATGGCGACGTAAATAGTTGTGTGATTAAAGGCGTAATTCCTTAGCGGGATGCGAGAAACGGCTCGATGAACACAACAGAGGGGCAAGAGATGCGGGTTACACACCGGTAAATGGCGCGCGGCCCCTCACTGGGCGTGAAATGGGTAGACAAGAAATAGGAGGCGAAAGCCACACTAACTTGTAACGCAGGTTCGATTCCTGCCACGTCCACTAAAATTATAAATTATGAGTGAAATAACTAACCGGCCCTATAATGGGTGGAATAATTACGCAACCTTTCGTGTTCACAACGATATACTAAACGGATATCAGTGGGATGAAGACGAGGAAATAAACGTAGACTTACTAGAAGCAATAGTAGAAAATGCGGTATTTGAAAACAGCGGAGCAGTTGGTTTAATTGTAGACTACGCCAACTTGTTCTTAAATAATGTAGATTGGGAAGAACTAGTAGAAGTATATAACTATGACAGAGAAGCAGAACAATCAAGCTAAGAGGTTAGCAGAGCTTAAAGATAAGCACGGTATTGTCTTACACGGCAACTCCGATGCTATACATCTCCTCGACCGTATCGAAACGGTAATACGCGACCAAATACTTGAAACGATTACCGAAGAAATGTTTGAAGACGGTATAGTTGAAGAGACCGACGATAAGTATAGTTTACTATTATCTGTACTATACTACGAGCTAATTTACAAACTAAACACGGATGCTAAACGATAATATAAGTATGAAAGAAAAAGCAACACTATATAACAGACTCAAACCCAACTACTTAGGTAAGTTAGTTGAGCAGCGTGAAAAGTTACCAAATATGGTAGCCGCAGCTGAACGAGCAATGAATGAAAACGTGTGGGTAATTAGCCTTACCGTTGGCGAGATGTGCACAATATGTGACGTACTCGAAATAGACTGGAACAAGTTATTTTTAATTTTTGAATATGAGTAAAAAGAAGTACATTACAGACGAGTTAATCGAAGAGCGATTAAAAAAGCGAGGCCTGTCTTCATACGACGGTTATGGAGCAGAAGACGAAGATGCAGACTATAAAAAGCTATGTAAACACTATGACCTTGAAATAATAGATCGGTGGCATCAAAGAGCGGATTATTTTATGTACACTGAAACAACTGCAGACGGTTACGAAGTATGGGTTGCAACAGAACACCCAAACGGTGATGTTAGCATAAATGAAGATGTTCACTACTATGACAGTGACCTTGCTGAAGTTCTTATGGAATGGATTAGGTACGGCGGAGCCACTATATACGTAGACGATATAGAAGCGTATTATGTAACCGAAGCACTTGAAACTATGTGGGAAAACATGATTGACAGTATTAAAGACGAAATAATTATTGAATTACAAGATGAAGGATATGAATACGAAGACGCAGAAGCCACTGCCTAAATGGTTTGACGGAACAGTATATGAAAAGGGTGATACAGTATCAAACCCTTACACCGGCGACAAAGCCGAACTATCAGCAGAAGAGTTATCAATGTATGACGTAATCAAAGGTGCTGAATTTACACGAAGCTATAAACTTTTGCAGAAAGGTTTGGATTGGTTTAGACAAGCAAACCCCTCTGCATATATGACATTATTAGATTAATTATGAAATATCCAGATGCAGATAAACACTTTTGGGCTAGTATGACAAAGAGTGTTATAAGAGTAGGAGGCTATTGTCTCATTTTTATTGACATTGAAGTAGCAGCGGGTATACTTATCGCTAGCGAAGTAATCGGAGTAATAGAAGAATTAGTATGAATTTATTAACACAGAACGGGAAACTCAAGAAGACAAGCAAACAATTGGGAGTACGTGTATTCAATTTCGGAATACCAGCTTACAAGTCTGCGTCCGGCAAACTTACTTGCCCTATGGCTGACTCCTGCGTAAAATTTTGTTACGCTAAAAAGGGAGCATACATATGGAGCAACGTGCAGCCGGCGTTTGAAAAGCGCTACCAGCTCACCAAAACGGATGAGTTTGTAGAGGCAATGAACGTAGAGATTAAACGCAAGCGACCAGACTATGTGCGGGTCCATGATAGCGGAGACTACTACAGTCCCAAATATCTAAAGAAGTGGATCGAGATTGCTATACACAACCCGTCTGTTAATTTTTACAGTTATACTAATATGGTAGATATGTTTCATAAAACCGATCTGCCACCTAACTTCGATATTATATTCAGTGATGCCGGTAAACAGGTGCATATGATTGATTATGAGCAAGATAGGTACACAAAGATATTCAAATCCGATCAAGAGTTAGATCGTGCCGGGTTTGTAAATGCAAGCAAGGTAGATTTGTTTGCAACGAAATGGTTCAGTAAGAACAAAAAAATTGGACTAGTATATCACTAATGAGTAAAACAATATCACAAAAGTATATAAGAGATTATATAACAGAACATTACGGTGAGTTACGCCATGATGTAAAGCGTATGGCTAAAGCATGCAGAATTGTAGCTAAACAGTATGGTTATACACCTAAACAAATCTTTCATTTTATGATTGAACAAGAAAGCTTAGGTACTACTCATAGTTATGGTTTCAATACTGCTTATGGGCGTGAAATACGCGAGGAGTTTGAAGTACAATATCATGAAATGTATAAAGAAATTACAAACTAAACACGGATGGACACTGATAATATAAAAGATGAAGCACATACAATGATATGGGCACGATTGTCTACTGCTGAGCTAGATTTGCAACGAGCAAAAGACTGGGACGGCAGAGGTCATTTAGATACAGACGAAAGCTTTGAGGAGACAAAAGAAGCACATATTGAAATGGCAAGAAGACGAGTAAATATTTATCATTACTTGCTAACACAAGTAGAAAAAGATATGGCAGAAGATGACGAATAAAGAAATGGAACGTTTAGCTGATCTTATAGTTACAAAAATAATAGAAAAGCAAAACGAAATTGATGCAGCCTTCTTTGAAGGTATGAATGAAGCTATTGATAAAGGCGCGGAATTTTCAATTGAAAGTCAGGAAGATATATTGTTAGGTGAGCTTGCAAGACTGCAAACTATTTTAGCAAAGTATGAACACGAAGAACATTATGAAAAGGCAGCAATAATAGCGAATAAAATTAAATGGTTAGAAAATAAAATAAGTAAATTATGAGCAAAGTAGGAATTGAAACAGTAACAGTAGACTCTAGCTTAGTATCAGTAATGACCTATGCTAGAAAAGCAAAAATGTTGTATGTAACATTTAAAAACGGTACAATATATTTGTACAACAATGTAGATCATGCAACCTATGAAGACGTACGTAATTCAGAATCTATAGGTAAAGCATTACATAAAGAAGTGTTTGGTGTATTCAAATATGAAAAACTGTAATGAATTTATTTTATCTTGATAGAGACCCTGTTGTTGCCGCGTCTTATCATTACGATAAGCATAAGGTCAAGATGGTCTTAGAAGCAGCGCAAATGCTTTGTACAGCTCATCACGCCTTAGGCGAACAGTATGAGTATGACACAAGTTATGTACCCTATCGTAAAGCACATTTGAATCACCCATCAACTATATGGGTACGATCAAGTGCTGAGCAATATGTGTGGGCATATAATTATATGATGGCTTTAGGTAAAGAATACAATAAACGTTACAACAAAACGCATTTGACTATTGACAAGTGCCGTGACGTGCTATACACTTTGCCAAAATACATTTCAATGAAACCATTCGAGGAGCCACCTCAGTGTATGCCTGACGAGTACAAAGTACCAGGTGATAGTATTATGGCTTACTGGAATTATTATGAACAGGACAAATATAAAATAGCAAATAAAGATGAGCAAGTCATTGTACGACCACTTTATGTCAACGAATGTATTTAACATTGCAAATAAAGTAAAACAACAACAAAAAAAGAATGGGCAAAGTAAAAGAGCTGTTTCAGCAAATGAGAGAACAAGAACTAGATGATCAGTTCATAAATGAACATTTTTTTCTTTGCACTCTTCGCGACGAAGGCAGCGACGATAGCAAGATAAATAAATAGAATAATAGGCTAATGTCACGTAACATGAGGTACTTACATAGTAACAAAATTATATACAGGAGAGGTCCAATAAGTGACCAACCTAGCGAAACCTTCGAGTGGGGTGCGTTCTATGAAACAGGTACACATGAGTGTTACGAATTGTTTAGGAGTAAGGCTAAGATAACAAGTTATAAATCACTGAAGTGGCATTTACTTGTACTCTGGTACCTTAACCCACAACTCGACCAAGATAAGTTTGAACAGCTTGCATACTATATAGCGGAAAAGGATAATGGTTTTATAACCTTTTCAATACCTGAAATGTTACTCAAAAAGATTATTTATGATGTGAGCATGGAAGATCTTGAATATCCGCCAAAAAATAGGATTAGAAAAGTTATATTTAAAGACAGTACTAATCTTACTAAATCTCAAAAGCTATCGATAGTAGGCAAGCTGATTGGTCGTAATAGTAAAGCGCAGCCAGAGGATATATACGAAACAATGTTACTTATCCATGATAAAAGCGAAAAGATTACAATAACAAAGATTGCGCGGATATTAAATGTGTCAACCCGTACTATCTACAGAAACATGACACATGAACTCACGAAAGAAAAAGAACTTTTGAATGAAGAAATATAATGTACAAAACTATATTCGGTATAAAGAAGATTTAGAGGTAACAATAAAATTAATACCTAAAAAAGAATTTCACGAATATACGAGAACAGAACTTACAACGGTATTTTTACCGCTTGTAGAAAACATAGCGAGAAAGTTTTCAACTACGCAGCAAGCATCAGGTGTAATGACTATTAATGACCTTATACAGGAAGGGGCTATAGGCTTGCAAGCAGCAGTTGATAGAATTGAATGGCAAACAATACACGAATCGGAAGACAAAGAAAAAACACTTAAGTCTTTCTTTGCAAAGCGTATTCGCGGTGCTATTCGTAGAGCTATTGATATAAACAGAGGCGACATGCGCATACCAGAATATAAATTAAATGACATACGCAAAAACTTTGGTAAAGACCGCAAAATAGTGCAGACATTTTTTAATCAGGTGTTTATGTCTATTGACGAAAACTTTAACGACGAGGGTGATAATCCTTTGTTTCAAGTGCCAGATAAATCAGAGCCATATAATATTGCATTACTAAATGCTTACCTGTTAGGCATAATGAAAGAGTACTTAACAGATAAAGAATATGAAGTGCTCCGTATGAGCTATGGTTTAGATTGTGATAAATATCCGGCAAAGAACATTGCTAAAGAGTTAGGCATAGATGGCGTAAGTAATTATGTACGTGTATCTGAGCTTAAAAAGTCAGCAATTGAAAAGCTTATAGATAATGTTTCACCTGACCAAGTTATTGATTATCTTTAAGTTAAGACGTAAAACAAATTGTAAACACGTAATTATATATATATGACTATCCACGAAAAATTAAGTAAAATTCAAAAAGAATTCAAAGCGAAGAAGTCACGCTTTAATTCATTCGGCAAGTATAACTTCAGATCTGCCGAGGACATTCTCGAAGCACTAAAACCATTCAATGAGAGGTACAATGTATACTTCAAAGTTGATGAGAACTATTTAGGTGATGCTATTATAGAGTCAACAGCTACTATTGTAGATGCTGATGGCGCTATGGAAATTACTGCGTCAGCTATAGTTGGAGTAGACTTAAATCAAAAAGGTATGCAAGTGCCTCAGCAGTTTGGTTCTGCTTCGAGTTATGGTAAGAAGTACGCATTAGGAAACTTACTATTAATTGACGACACTGCAGATGCAGATGCTACAAATACTCACGGTAAAGAGGCTAAAGCAAAAGCAACCCTCGATATAAACACCGACGCTTTTACAAAAGCAAAACAATATATAGAATCCGGTGGTACATTAAAAGCCATCAACCAAAAGTACAAGCTAACACAGACAGCGCTAGCTGAACTGAAAAAGCTTGAGACAGTAGAGGTATGACAAAAGCAGAAATTATCGAGAACCTTAGAAACGATGAACTATACTACGGTAAGTTTGGTAAACAGTATCTAAGTAATTCTGATATAAGTACCTTACTGGATGATCCTTTAAAGTATGGCACTCCATTGAAAGCATCACCTAATTTAGTTATAGGCAGTTACTTTCATACAGCTATACTAGAGCCGGGAAAGTTGGAGCGTTTTAAAATTATAGACGCTTCAACCCGAGCGGTTAAAAAGTATAAAGAATTATCAGGCGGAGAAATGTGTATGCTTCAGCATGAAGTAGACAATATAAATTTCATGCGCGATAAACTTATGGAGAATGATGTATGCAGAGGATTAATCCAAGGAGTGAATGTTGAATACGAAGTGCCAGGTATCGGCGAGCTAGCAAACAATATGTGGAAAGGCAAAGCTGATATAATTAATCACGACGAAGAGTTAGTAATTGACTTGAAGACTACAAGTTCAATTAAATCGTTTAGGCAAAGCGCAAGACGGTTTAATTACGATAGCCAAGCTTATATATACAGTAAGCTATTTGGTTATGAAATGGTCTTTATAGTTATTGACAAATCTTCACACGTGATTGGTGTCTACGATTGTTCGCCAGACTTTTACGAAAGAGGTGAGCGTAAAGTAGAAGAGGCAAGTCACGTATACGACCTTTTCTTTAACACAGAAGGCTTCGACCCTTCAAATTATTTAATTAATGAAACCCTTTAAACCTTAATAATATGCCACGTAGAAAAATGAAAGTATGTACAGTTACAGGAATTGAAACAAGCGAAAAAAACTTTTATGCTAATCAAAACCATGTAAAGGCAGTCGACAATTTACGTCGATCTACTAATGCAACAAAAGATCAGTTGCAAAGAATGTTTAATACAGTAAATAGTTATTAATGGCTAGTATAATTAAAACAAGTATTGACCTTACTAAAATACCGAAAGATAAGATTATTGACGGTAAGAAAGGTAAGTATTTACCAATTACTATTACATTAAACGATGAGCTCGATCAATTCGGAAATCAAGGCCCAGTGATTGTATCACAATCTAAAGAGGAGCGAGAAGGAAAAGTTGATAAAGTTTATTTAGGTAATGTTCAAGTAGTATGGTCAAACGGAGAGAATGTGCCGGCTGCGCCTCGCGATGGTTCGCCTGCACCTGTGCAACAAGCTGCAACACCAGTAGCAGCAGATGATGATTTGCCATTTTAAAAACAATTAGATGCAAGTAAACAATTCGGAGATCAATGGATTTTTGATTGACCAGTTTAATCAACATGACCTAGATGTGGGTAAGACGCAGGGGATTTGTCCTCTGTGCTCTCACACAAGGAAACCTGAGAATAAGAAACAAAAGTGCGCTTCTTACGATTGGGAACGGGGTCTCGGAACTTGCCATAATTGTGATCGCACATTTCAAATGCACACGTATCAGCGTAAAGGGGCGAGCGAAAAAGTATATGTTCGCCCTGAAACGCCTGATGCTATACACAATGTTTCGACTAATGTTGAAACGTGGTTTGAATCGCGAGGCATATCAAAGCATACACTTAAAGCGCTCAAAGTAACCGAGGGTCAAGAGTTTATGCCACAAACCGGTAAGACCGAGAATACCATACAGTTTAATTACTATATGGGCGATCAACTCATAAATGTAAAATACAGAGACGGTCGTAAGAACTTTAAGTTATATAAGGGTGCCGAAAAGGTTTTCTATAATATAAACAGTATCGTAGGATATGAGTATTGTATTATTGTAGAAGGTGAAATGGACGCCCTTTCTTTATATGAAGCAGGTATTGAAAACGTAATATCAGTTCCTAACGGTGCAACACTAAATAATAACAATCTTGATTACTTAGATAACTGTATTGATTACTTTACAGACAAAGAAAAGATTATTATAGCTGTTGACTCAGACGAGGCTGGACAAGCATTGCAAACAGAGCTTGTTCGTCGTTTAGGTGCTGAAGTATGTTACCTTGCTGATTTTAATGGTTGCAAAGACGCAAATGAATATTTATTAGAATATGGAAAAGAAGAGCTTGCAAAGCGTATTACAAAAGCAAGACCGGTACCCCTTGAAAACGTCACAACTTTCAAAGACATTGAGAATGAAGTTACTGACTTCGTTACTAATGGGTTCAAGCCCGGTTATCAAGTCGGGTTGGAAAATTTTGATGATATCTTTTCAACTTACACTGGTCAATTTATTACTGTTACTGGTATACCTTCTTCCGGTAAGAGTGACTTCGTCGATCAAATGGTCGTTGGATATAACTCGAACTATGGTTGGAAGACAGCGTTTGCTAGTCCAGAAAATGCGCCAACTTATTTACATGCCCATAAACTAATGCGTAAGACGTGGCAAGATATGCCACGTAAATCAGATATCGGTACAGATAAATGGAATCAGGTAGCTGAACATGTAAATGATAATTACTTCTTTATTGATATGGAGCGTTACACTCTTGAAGCCGTACTTCGTAAAGGAGCAGAGCTTGTTAAGCGTAAAGGTATCAAATGTTTAGTAATAGACCCATTTAATAAGATACGTGATGTTGATGCGGTTTCTGATGATGTAAATAGATATACAATGGACTATTTACAAAAGATTGAAATCTTTGCTAAGAAATATGATGTATTAGTTTTTATTGTCGCTCACCCTACAAAAATGTATAAAGGTTCTGACGGACAAATAGAAGAACCTACAATGTACAATATAAAAGGCGGCGGCGAATGGTATGATGCTTCCTATCACGGTATATTAGTTCATAGAAATTATGAAGCTAAAACTGTCAAAGCTAAGGTGTTGAAAGTAAAGTTTCAAAACTTAGGTGAAAATGGTGCTGAAGCACATTTTAAATGGGAACCAAAGTCAGGTTGTTTTATACCTCACAGAGATATGGTCGTTAATGATGACCCGTTACCATGGGAAGCGGGCTAAGTAAAAAGAAACAATGGTGGACTCCAATGCCTTCATATGCAAGATCACCTGAAGAAGAAGCTGCATACCAATGGTGTGTAAAGAATAATATAAAAATATCACCGTTTGCAGCATCAAGTGATAAAGTTAACAATGAATGGTGGATTGATATTGAAACAAACAATCTAAACAAAAGAAGTCCTTATAAGTATAACAGAGACCAAATATGGTCTAAAATATTTGAATTATATGTTTTCTACTATAAGAAATACGGATTACGAAATACAGTATAGAGATATTATACAAAGTTGCTTAAGCAATGAAGCTGTATATAGAGAAGACCGAACAGGTATTGGTTGCTATTCAGTATTTAATAAACAAATAGATATTGAAGTTGGTAACAAGTTTCCTGTAATTACCGGTCGTAAAATGTTTCCTAAAGTATTCAATACTGAAATGCTTTGGTTTTTAAATGGTGAAACAAATATAAAAAGATTCAAAGATGCAGGCGTAAAGATATGGGACGCTTGGGCTGACGAAGATGGCGAACTGGGGCCTGTTTATGGTCATCAGCTTAGAAACTTCAGCGGTCGAGGTTATGATCAGCTAGAAAGCGTTATAGATAGCTTAAAAAGCGACCCAGACAGTCGTCGCCATGTAATATCGCTATGGAATCCGGTGCAACTTGAATATATGGCTTTGCCACCTTGCTATTTATATTTTCAGTTCTTTGTTGAAAACGGCAAACTTAATATGTTTGTTGTACAAAGATCAGGTGATATGTATTTAGGTGTGCCATACGACATTGCACTATTTACACTAATTATGAATTATGTAGGTGAAAAAACAGGATTGTTACCAAACAGATTATCAGTTAATATAGTTGACGCTCATGTATACAAAAATCAATTAGAAGCAGTTAATAAGTATTTAGACACAAATATTTTATCAACACCTTCATATAGATTTTGTACAGAACGAGGCGCCCGACTAATTGATTATCAGTCTGGTCCGCATATTCCAGCACCTGTAGCAGTATAAACTATGTATTATTTATATCACATTCCGGGTAAAAAGATCGGAGTTACACGTAATCTTAATAAACGCGTAACGGAAACCCAGGGCTATAAGCCTACCGAATATGAAGTTCTTGATCAGAGTGAAGATATTAGTTATATATCATACCGTGAAATAGAACTTCAAAAGTCTTATGGCTACAGAGTAGATCGGAAACTTTATAAAACTTTATTTAATAAAATGAAAATAAACCCTACAGACCAAACAAGTACATTTCCTGTGCCAGTCAATAAGCTAAAAGGTAGACTTATGGATTGTCTTGGATTAAAATGGAAAACACCACAAGGTTACGAATTTGAAATAACAACAAAAGCTATCCCGTGGATTGTACGAAACGCTAAGACTTCAATGTATAACGAGGATAGAAGCTATATTTATAATAAAGCGTTTTACGAGGCTTTTCAAGCCGAACCCGCTATTCCAGTCAACAACGTATTCGAGCATATACGTGAGTGGGCACGCGACAGAGGTATATATGATTCTGGCGATGTGAAGACACAACTAATCAAACTATATGAAGAGACGGGAGAACTCGCTCAGGCGGTCCTTAAGAAAGACGATGACAGTATTATCGACGCTATCGGTGATAGTGTTGTGGTACTCACCAATCTTGCCACACTGGCAGGTTATGATATTGAGCATTGCATTAATACCGCCTATGGTGAAATTAGGAGCCGAACTGGATCCATGGTAAACGGAACCTTTGTAAAAGAGCAATTATGAATCCAAGAGAAGACAAAATAATTAAAAGAGTTGTCGAAAAGATTCTACAACGCTCAGAAGCTGGCTACAAAAAATATGGAGTTGGCTTAGACAAAGATGACCAAACATTGGACACATGGCTAAATCACTTGCAAGAAGAATTAATGGATGCCGTTAATTATATTGAAAAAGCAAGAATGGTCCTACGCAGTGAAATTGAAGAATGTTATTTAAGAGATGCGAAGGAAACCATATAAAAGACGAAAGCGCGGGCCGGTGCAAGCAAAGAAGATATCATATGATGGTATCAACTTTGCTTCCGGTTTAGAGCGATATATGTATATGGCTTTGAAAAAAGCAAAGATCAAAGCTAAATACGAAGGCGAAACGTTTGTATTGCTGAATGGATTTCATTTCCCAAACAAATGCTATGCACGTCAAGCTAATGGCAAAGGTGATTTTAAAGATAGAGGTAGCAAACGTATACTTCCTATAAAATATACACCAGACTTCATTGGTGATGACTTTATTATAGAAACAAAAGGTAGAGCTAATGAATCGTTTCCAATGCGCTGGAAGCTATTTAAAAAGCTCGTAACCCAACAGTTTCCGCAATATACATTGTATAAACCACAAAATCAAGCAGAATGCGACAGAACAATAGAGCTAATCCTCAACTTGCAAAAAAAGTAGCGAGACAAAAATACAAGGAGCGCCAAATTGATAAGTTTGTTAAGTGGGCTGCCGAGCAAAAAGGATATATAAAGTATAAGGAAATTGTTGAATTACACGAAAAATATAATATAAAAGTGTATGGCTAAATTAAATTTATTTACTTACAGAAAAAAAGCAAAAGTGCGTAGACCAGGCGTTCATGCTAAAACAAAACATAGTAATAATAAACAAAGTAAAAATTATGTTAAAAAATACAAAGGGCAGGGCCACTAAAGATTGGTCATTAAGTTTAGGAACATATCCAGGAATATTATTTGGTATGCGTACGTATCATGGTGACACGCATTCTCAAACTGTGTTTTACTTACCGTTTATTGATGTTGCTTACGAAGTTGAAAAATAATGGGATTGTTTGATGAGCGCGTAGCGTACAAACCGTTTGAGTATCCTGATTATTATACAGAGGGCTGGTTAAAACAGGCTCAGGCATTTTGGTTGCATACTGAAATACCAATGCAAAGTGACATAAAAGATTGGAAAGAAAAATTAACACCTGAAGAAAAAAACTTAGTAGGCAATATATTATTAGGTTTTGCTCAGACAGAATGTGCAGTATCAGATTACTGGACACAAAAAGTCGTATCATGGTTTCCTAAACATGAAATACAGCAAATGGCTATGATGTTTGGTTCACAAGAAACAATACATGCTGTAGCTTACAGTTATTTAAATGAAACATTAGGACTTGAAGATTATGAAGCTTTTTTACACGAGCCGGCGACTGCTGGAAGGTTTGACAATCTGGTTAGTTATAGTGGTACCAATCCTGTCGGGATTGGCCGCTCTCTTGCTATCTTTAGTGCTTTTGCTGAAGGGGTTAGCTTATATTCTGCATTTGCTGTTCTTTATAGTTTCCAGTTAAGAAATTTACTGAAAGGTATAGGTCAACAAATGAAATGGAGTGTACGAGATGAATCACTTCACAGTAAAATGGGTTGTAAGCTTTTCCGCGATATGTGCAAAGAAACACCTGGTTTACTAGAAGATTGTCAAAAAGATATAGCTGAAGCTGCTAAAACAATGGTAGACTTAGAAGAAAAGTATATTGACAAAATGTTTGAAATGGGTGATATTGAAAACCTAAAAGCATCTGATCTTAAACAATTTATTAGAAAAAGAGCAAATGAAAAATTACAAGAGCTTGGATATTCAGCCTTCTTCGATGTCGATACTGAAGCGGCTGATAACCTTGATTGGTTTTATCATCTTACCGGTGGTCATACTCATACAGATTTCTTCGCTATTCGTCCAACTGATTACTCAAAGGCTAACGAAGGAGAAGACTTTGAAGACATTTGGTGAAATAATAAATCAAGAAGATATAGACGAATTATATGAAAGGACAAAAACAGAGTAGAATTGATAATGTTGAAAAGCGCTTAGCTGCAATGACAAGAGTATTACAAGAACTTATTAATGAAGTTCAAAATACTAAAACAATTGCACTAGGTGTACATCAAACAATAAAAGAAATGCCTAACTATGAAGAAGCGATCGAAAAGCTTAAAGAGAAAGCTGCTGGAGAGCATGGTGAAGGAGAGGAAATTATCTCCGACGGAAAGATTAGCGAATAGGCTGGGTTACATGGGGACTGGTTTTTTTGTAACTGCTCCCCATATGCTACCTGACACACCAGGTGTAGTAATATATTTTTTAGCTGGTTTGTTTTGTACACCGCAAGTGTGGGTTGCAAAGCAATGGAACTTAGTAATAGTAAACTTAAATGTAATGATAGCCTACGCGCTACTATTTTTTAAATGATGTGGAATAATGAATGGAAAAAAGGTGTCGACTACCCATCTTGGGGAGACACGGAAGTATACAAGAAGACTATATCCGGGGGATATCTACATATGGGAGAGTCTCCAAGAGACGCATACAAAAGAGTCGCAACAACAGTTGCAAGACGATTGTACAAACCAGAGCTAGCAGATACATTTTTTGATTACATTTGGAAAGGGTGGTTGTGTTTAGCGTCTCCGGTTTTATCTAATACAGGTACCGATCGTGGTTTACCTATATCATGCTTTGGGATTGACGTAGGAGACAGCATACACGATATTGGTACAAAGAATTTAGAAATGATGATGCTTGCCAAACACGGTGGGGGTGTTGGTATCGGAGTTAACATGATTCGTCCCGCCGGAGCTAAAATCACAGGAAATGGAACATCAGATGGAGTCGTACCCTTCTGCAAAATCTACGATAGCACAATTCTTGCAACCAATCAAGGATCAGTTAGACGCGGAGCTGCAAGCGTTAATATCAACATTGACCACGGAGATTTTGAAGAGTGGCTTGAAATACGAGAGCCTAAAGGAGATGTCAACAGACAATCGCTTAACTTACATCAGTGCGCAGTGGTTGGCGATAAGTTTATGCGAAAGCTTGAACGAGGAGATGCAGAAGCTAGATCTAAATGGAGTAAACTTCTTAGAAAAAGGAAAAGCACCGGAGAACCGTATATCCTTTTTAAAGGAAACACTAATAAAGCAAATCCAGCAGCGTACAAAGACAACGCTTTAAAAGTGCATATGACTAATATCTGTAGCGAAATAGTATTGCACACAGATGAGTCGCATAGCTTTGTTTGCTGTTTAAGCAGTTTAAATGTCACTAAGTATGAAGAATGGAAGAATACAAACCTTATCTACGATGCTATCTGGTTTCTTGATGGAGTCTTGGAAGAGTTTATTCAGAAGGCTAAAGGGCTTACAGGTTTTGGAAACTCTGTTAGATCTGCTGAGAAGGGCAGAGCACTTGGCTTGGGAGTCTTGGGTTGGCATACGTACCTGCAACAAAACGGTGTACCCTTTGAAGGATTACAAGCACAGTTCCAGACAAGACGTATATTTAGCCAAATTAAGATTGAATCTGAACGAGCATCAAGAGCGCTTGCTGAGGTTTATGGTGAACCTCTTTGGTGTCGTGGCACTGGCTTTCGCAACACTCATCTTAGGGCTGTTGCTCCTACTGTGTCTAATAGTAAGCTTGCCGGTAATGTTAGTCCTGGTGTTGAGCCTTGGGCCGCTAATGTTTTCACTGAACAAAGCGCGAAGGGTACGTTCATTAGGAAAAACAGAGAACTAGAAAAAGTACTTCGTAAAGTTGGAATCAACGTCAAAGAAACGTGGGATAAAATTATGGCCGACGGCGGGAGTATACAAGATATCGAAGAGTTAGATAACTGGGGATATGTTAATGGTAAGCTTACGCTTATTGAGGACTCAAAATCGTACGATCTAACGGGCTTTGATAAAGTTAAAGATGTATTTAAAACCTTTAAAGAAATAAATCAATTAGAGCTAGTTAATCAAGCCGGCATACGTCAGCAGTATATTGACCAATCTGTCAGTTTGAATTTAGCTTTTCCTTCTGAAGCGTCGCCTAAGTGGATTAATCAAGTTCATATGGACGCCTGGAAAAAAGGTATTAAAACATTATATTACATGCGGACAGAGTCTGTACTGAGAGGCGATATAGCTGCAAGTGCTATGGACCCAGACTGTGTTGCTTGTGATGGGTAATAAAAAAAGGGGAAGCTTAACGGCCTCCCCTTCTTTGTTACAGGATTTTTGGGTATGGTGCCCATTTTTTTTATTCCTGTTTTATTTGAATCTTTTTTCAATTCTATTCATTTTCTTTTCTTTTCTTTTAGCAAGTCTTTCGCTAGCTTTGCCTTTCTTTATAACTTCTCTGTTATTTTTTTGATACGAAACACTACCATCATTAAGTGCAAATAAAGATATAACTTTCTTACCAGTATCTAAACTTCTAAAGTATTGAGCACTACCGTCTTCAGAAGTTATTACACCCTTATTTGTGTATAATGCTCTATAACCTTTTCCGTTATCTACTTCTTTATTCGTAGAGGTTGATTGTATATTAAATTTACCGTTTCTCATTATTTCTTTACTTCAAATTTAAAATTCTTACCTGACACAGCAAGCTTATCAATTACTTCAGTTTGCGTATCGCGCAGTAGTCTTTCAAGTTTATCTTTTTCTATAACCATACCGGCTACTTTATCTTCTAGCGCTTCGTTTTTTGCTTTTAGTGATTCTAACTCTTCAGGATTCTTACCTATAAAAGTATATATCACCACACTTAAAGAACCAACAAGCATACCGACAATAACTTTAAATATATCATTATTTGTTTCCGGTATTTCTTTAAAGGCTAAAAATAATAATAAACCCATAACCATTGCAAATACTGTTGCAGCGCCTATGTAACCCCTCATTTCTTTGTTTCTAAACATTTGTTTTATTTTAGCATAAGCCGCAGCCAATGCAGATTGGACATATATTTTCCATAATTAAAAATTTGATGCTAAGTTAATTTCATTTATTGCTTCTTGTATTTCAGCCAACCCCACAGGAAGCGTAAGGTCAAGACCTGCTTTAAATATTTTTTCCATACTACCAGACTTAAAAATAAGCACAGTAGGTACCATTCGAACCCTATACTTTTTTTTAGCTTGTGGTGCCGTAGATATATCAACTCTATAATATGATGCATTTTCTATTTTATCCCATTCGTTAAAACAATTTGCTTCATTAAATTTAGCCCAGAATTCAACAACTATTGTGCCATCATTATCATCACCAAAAGCATTATCGTTACTTATTGTTTGGTCAAAGTTGCTATCATCAATCCAGTATTTTGCCGGCACGTCGGATTGTGCGTGTGCTAAAGCACTTATAAGCAGTAGTATTAAAGTTCTCATTGATTTTTTCTTATTTCGTATAAACGCCCGTCTATTTTTTCTAACTCTTCTAGTATTTTGTCAACATCTTCTTGTGTGTCCATGATTGTTTGACGAACTAATTCGTCTTTTAAATCATATTCCGTTCTTGAGATAACCGGCTCTGGAAGTTCTTTAGCGAGAGCTATATCGGATTTTAAAGTAAAATACATAGTAGCTAAAGATACTGCGCCACCTATAATTATACCTATTGTCTTCAGATCAAGAGTTACTTTTGTGTTTTCCCCTATTTGCTGTGCCATTATCTAAATGTTATATTGATTCCAAAATTAGAATTAAATATTTCTGAGTCCCAAAATTTAGTATATTCACCTTCTACAAATATACCTATTGACTTAGTTACTTTCCAACCAAACATTAAGCCAGCCTGGTAGTCGTCCCATTGTTCACCACTTATCAAATCATTGTGACCCCCTTTGCCCCAACTGTTACGATGCAAATAGCTAAAGTCCTCGTTGCCCTCCACATAACTGTGATGAGGCATAATCCAGTTGCCATAAGCATGCAGCCAAAAATTATTTTTGTAATGATAAAAATCAAATCCAACAATCGGCGCGATCTCAGCAAACGAGTCTAGCTCAGCCCATGCTTCCTGGTTAAACCTATTCATTAAGCCACCAAATATACGATCTCTAAAATCTTCATCTGTATACGCAACTATATCACCTCTATCGTTTGTCCATAAATAATTATATATTTGTGATGTGCTACCATCAGGATTATAAACTTCTGAAGAATAAAATGCGTCTTGAAACCCATATTCATAGCCTAAAGAATACCAAGGGTTAACAGGTATTTCTTGACCGGAGTACTCGTCTACCATTGTTTCATTAAGCCATATTTCAATAGGGTTATAACCGTATGCTTTTTGATGTGTACGATATATAATACCCGCAGATATGCTTAGTTTGTTACCTATAGGCAATCTAGCTCTTACTTCGCCAGACATATATTCAAATCCAACATTACCTGATTCTCTAGATTCAAACTTACCTATATGGTATTTACCTGTGTGTCTTACAAATAAACGTCTGTTATCAAACTCGTTGCCGTCTACTCTTTGTTTTTCCAAGTGCAATAAATATTCTAAACCTTTTACTGCAGCGGTTGGTGCAGATAAACCTACGTTGTTTTCTGTACCATTGTAAAAATTTGGTTTACTTTCATAACCAAACCTTGCTAGCTTACGAAGTCCAACGCCAATACGATAGTTATTCGGATGGTAAGTAGTTTGATCTACAACACGAGGTATACCATATAAATCGTTAGGATCTGTTCTAACAAAATACTTTGTTTGCTCTAATTTAGCATTACCCACATTTCCTGCAGCATATACGGTACCATATTTTAAAAAGTCATCGTATAAACCTTTAAGAAACTGCGATTGCACATTAAAGGACAGTAGCACTACTATAAGCAGAATTAATTTTTTCATATTACTTCGTATTTTGTTTTATTGTTGGAATCTCTATAAGCTTTTAAGCATCTGTTTCTATTAGAGTCAGGAGATACATAACTAACATGTACCCAATCAGGGTTGTTATCTGTTCCAAACTCCCATATGAGCTGATCAAAATCAAGATTGTTTTTTATGTAGTTATACATTTCCGCGTTTGTTTTGTGACCATATGTGTCATCAATATCAATTGCACGGCCTTCACAATGTTGTGATTTTGAACTACCTCCGATTGCTTTATTAAGCTCAATCGAACGAAAAAATGAATTAATTTTTATGGGGCCACCTACCCATTTGCGTAGCGGTTCAAATATATTTTCTGCAATAACCTGCATATTAGTCTTTTCATATTCGTTAGGTATATTGTTTATACCTTTTCTTTTTGCAGTGTATGAAAGTGTTCCTTCTTTATAGCTAATATGGTTACTTATCATGTTCTTCTTTTTACAGACTTAACACGGCGAGGTTTGCCCGCTGGTTGTCCAAGCCTTTTCTTTTCTGATATTTTCTTTTTCTTTTCAGCTGAAGACATTTCTGATGCTGTCTTAGGGGTTTTGCTTGATATACGTTTTTTAGGTCTGCAATATGGCACTCCTCTTCCGTCGCCTTTGGTGCGGCCGCATGGTTTACCTGTGCGCACATCAATCCATTCCTCTTTAAACCAGCGTTTAAGTGAAGCGCCTTTTTCTGTCTTACGTACTTTTTTTAAAGGAGACATCATCATTTTTACTGCAGATCCTTCTCCGCGTTCATTTTTACTAGCCCATACAGCTTTTCTTTGGGCGTCACTTACATATGGCATAGTTATTTATTATTTATAAAATTATACATTGCTAAGCCTAATTCTTTTCCAAAATCAGAATCTGACTTATAATGAGCTCTAGCTACATTTCTACTATAAGATATATCTTCTGCTTTTTTATTTAATTCTTTAGATTTTTCAGGATATTTATTTTTTAAATACTCTGATATTAAATACGCTTGAGCTGAATGCCCAGAGGGGTAAGAAGGAGTTTTCATTGAATTTAATTCAACATTTTTTAAATTTAACCCAAAATTTTTAGCCGCTTCTTTTGGTCGGGGTCTATTAAAATATTTTTTTAAATTTAATATTAAATCATGAGAGCTTCTTACTAACTCATTTATTCCTTCGTCTTTTACTATAGAATTAAACTCTTTAACTATATTATCATTTTTTTTAATAAAACTTTTATTAATAGGTATTTTGTCTAACTCTTGTATTTCTGAAAAAGTTTTTAAAGAATTATCAGCAGGAGGCTTTTTATTTTTAAAAGAATTTATATTAAATTCACTTAAATTCATTACTTTTTACTTTTAGTACCCCAATTAGCAGCACCAACTTTACGGCATTTAGCTATCGCTCCGCTTGCATAAGCAGACGGAAACACTTTATATCTTGCTTTTACTTTACGATAGCAAGCATCTTTTTTTTCAAATGGTGAGTTTGATTTCATAATTCTCTTTTTTTAAATCTTTTACTTCTTTGACCTTTTTTAAATCCATCAGCAGGCGTTAATGGTTTTGGCGGTTTGGGTTTTTTAGCACTTTTTTCAATAAGCCCTACATCCCATTTACTATAACCTAACGCAAGTGATATTGCTTGCCAGGTTTCAACATCTTGCCTTACAGGTGTTGTAAGGTTGTCAAGCTTCCTAACAACTCTATCTGCTGGTAAGTTTGTAGTTGCTGCTATAATTTGGCCAACTGCTTCGAAAGCGGGGTTGTCTAAACTTATACCTTCAGTTCTCATTTTTTCGCGAGGCTGTCGATATGTAAATGATCTACCAGCTGAAGCTAGCTTGCTTATTTTAGAATCAATTGGAGGTGATAGACTTAAAGCTTCTAAAGCAACCTTTTCATAATTTGGTCTACCACTTTTGTATTGCCTTATTACTTCAAGAACCATATTCTTGCCTGCAGCCACGGACGCACCTGCAAATCCAATACCACGGAGTATAGAATCAACGGTACTATTAGCAATTCTATAATATCTTTTTTCAGTTTCTTCGTCTTCTTCATCGGTAAACATTAAAGCAAACATTGCGGATTGCAAACTAGAAAATATAATGTTTTGTACGACACTATAATACATTAATTTGCTAAGGTTTGTTTTCCAATCGCCTCTACGATTAGCTAAATCTAAGACAGCTTTTTTGCTTAAGCGAGCGTATTGCATAGGTGTGTTAGCAAAAGCCAATATAACGCGCCCTAAACCGCTTGCTTGTTGCATTGAAATACGGTCTGGCCTTGACGATTGCTGCGTTTCTTCAGCAACTTCTTGAAAATCTAAAAACGCTTTATCGGCTGCCTCTTGTTCTGTCATACCTTCTTTTATATACCGCTTTAATCTGTTGCGATAAAACGAAGCGCCACCCATAGCGATTGCATGCGAGTCCGCAAGCTGTGTTGGTAAAAATCCTTTTTTAAGTATTGATGCTATCACAGATCTTACAGGGTTTGTGCCTGACTCCGCTGCTTTAGCAATTTCATCTGCATTTACATCTGTTTTTAATCCTGACCGTCTTTGTTTAAGAAAGTCAGAGTTGAATAAGAATGTGTAATCTTTCCAAAACTGCGGTTGGTTTGCAAATGCAGCCCCAGCAGACAGCGGATTATTATCGCTAAAGTTTATAAAGTTGACCATTGATAACTGCTGCAACAATGCTGATCTAGAGTTAAAGAACATAATAGCACCAACAGAATCATTAACCCAGTTTATTACAGAATTAGTAAGTTTATTCGCTCCAGCTGGTCTTCTTCTGCCAGTTTCCATTCTATAAAGAATATCTTCTAATGCTTCAGTATAACTTTCCCCAAATGCAGCCTTTAGCTTATTCATTGTTTTGTCAGTAAAGAAAGCGTCTTTAGCTGCCTGCCACGGTTTTAAGTATTCAGATCTTTCGGTTTTGTTTACGTATGTTAAAAGATCGGTAGTCATTGAGCCGGCATCCCAACCATTATCAGGTTCAGGATAGCCCATAATAGATATACCTTGTACATTTTGAGCAAATGCTAATAAATCTTCATTACCTTTAACAAGTTTTACATGAGATGCAATATCTTTCTTTTGCAATCCAGGAATAGTATAGCCTAAGCTATTCCATATGTATATTCTTACCGAATCCTCGTTCGTAAATCCTGTTTCGTTTTTCTTTGAAAGACGGCTAGGTGTTCTACGTATTAACTTTTTAAGTTCTCTAAAGTCCGCTAAGCGTTTTTGTTTTGCTGCGTCAAACTTTCTTATTGCTTTACCAAATGGATCAAATAAGTTTTCTTTTAAAAACTTTAAATCATTATTACCCTGCTTGCCTTTTCCAATCATATAGTACATAAGACCCGCAAAGTCATCGGCTGAAGGTGGTATAAAAAATCTAAATCGCCCTTTGTTTTTACCAAGCATTGTGGCAACCTTGTCGGATATTTGTTCGCGTGTACCAAATCCAGTTGCCCGTGCAATCATTTTATTGAACTCAGGGGCTGCGCTTTTACTAAGCTTTTGAGTTATTTCTTTTGGCTCTAATGGTGTTAACCTTTCTTTTATACCTGTCTTATCATATCGAGTTGATTCCTCACCAACTTCTTTATAGCCTAAATCGGTTAGCTCATTATCTGTTTGCTTTGAAACTAATGCTACCTTGCTGTTCTCTAGCTTTTCAAAAAGTAAGTCTCTGCTTATTAGTTTATCACTAATTAAATATGACATGGCCATACGAGCAAGCAAAGAAGATGGGGTCATGTGCTCGTATACTAAATTATCAAAATTACCTTTTTCAATATAAGAAACAGTACCCAGTAATTTTAAAGCTGTTCGCATATCGCCGGTTTCTAGCTGTAGATATGTTCTCGCCATATCAATATCACCTATGCTTTTAAGATAATCAATTCTAGATTTAAAATACTCTAATGCTTTTTTAGATTGAATATCAAACTCTGGTTTGAACTCTTCAACACCCATTCTAAATGCTTTATTAGTAGGGTCTTTTATAGCTGTTATTTGACCTTCACCTATATATATTCTGCCGTTTTCTATTTTAAATATGCCTTCAAATTCAGGTGTTTTTTCAATTACTTTGCTATACACATTATCCCAAGCCTGTTGGTTTGTTGTAAAATACATAGAGCCTTGACGTATATTTCTACCCTCAAATGTTATAAAATCTACAAATCTTTGGAATTGTTCACCTTCTGGGGCGTTTTGTATATAATTTAACGCAAAATCAACTTGTTGATCAACATATTTTTGACCGTTTGGTGTTAAGCCGCCGTTTTTATCTATTAAGTTTAATGTTAACCCACCAGAAACTGTAGCAATACCGTTTATTACAGAAATTAAATTAAACTGATTATCGTTTATATATTCTATTTGATCTTGACCATATTGTTTATTACCATTTGCAGGAAACTTACTTTTTAACCTGTCAACCATTGCTTCAACATAGCTTTCAGGTACTGCTAACTTCGATGCAATTTCAGAATTAGGAAGCCCATCTTTTATATATCCAACAAGTTCAGCGCTATCTATTGCTCTTACATTTTTTCCTGATAAAGAAAACTTTTGTCGTAAATCTCTATTTACTTTTAAAGCTATTTTAGCAACCTCTTGTTCTGTATAAGGTTTTGTTTGAATTACACCAGGTGTTGCGTCCGACGCTGTTTGTAATCCTATATTAGCACCCAACTCTGACTTTCTAGCAGCAAGTGTAGAAGGTGAAACAGTGTAGCCAAGGATGTCTGACATTGACTGATCACCCACCGGCCCAGTAAAAAACGCTTGTATCTGTGCATCAGTAGGATTTAATAACTGATAAAGCTCAGGCCCATCAGCATCATTTTCTGTATATACTCTGCCAAGAGCGGTATATTTATCTATTTCTGCTTGCGTAGTTAGCCTTTTAACATACTTAGTAAAAATTTTTTGTGTATCAGGTAATAATCTTTCAATCTGCACCCAATAAGAAATAGGTAAGCCTTCTAATAAGTCCTGTTTATTTTCTAGAACAAAATCCGCTAACTTCTTTTTATTACCTAATGCCTTTTTAATTATAGGCATAAGTTTTTTCTTGTATGAATCAGTAACAAACTTTCTAAAGTCACGACTGTCTATAGGTGGTAAATTGCCTTCAAAAGTTTCATAAGCCGCTGTTCTAATTTCTTGCGCAAGCTCAGATGTAATAAATGGTTGACCGCCAACAGTAAGCGTAGACTTTAGCTGTGATTCAAAAGTTTGCTGCTCTTCTGTTAAGCTTCTGTCTACAATTTCTTCTATTTGCGCAGACTCTGTGTCTACTGCTTCAAACCCTCTGCCTTCCGTTTCAACATCTGTAGATACAGTTTTAACTTGTTTAGCATATTTCTTTTTAACATCACGAAGCGCAAAATCAACTATAGGTTTTGCCCCAAACAAATAACCAAATAAACTTTCGTTTTTAGCTGGATCAAAGTTCTTTAAAAATCTTTCAGTTATAACTTCTCTAATGTTACTTATAACTTCACTTTTTATATTTTCGTCAAGCGAACCAAGATTTTTGTCAGCATTAACAAGGCCTCTTACATATTTACCTATAGCGTCGCCTTCCGCAACTTCATTATATGCATCAAAATAATCTTCAGATTTTTTAAAAGAATCTAAGGTTTTATATTTTGTTTTGCCTTCTGGAGTTTGTACAAACTTATCAAATATACCTTTAAGATCTTTTTTATCAGGGGATATACTTCTACTAAACTTAGGTTTTAATCCGCCTTTATCAAGCAAGTCTTCAATTAACTCTAGCTTTTGATCTGCCGACAATGCTTCGTATGTACTAAATTGCCCGGACTTTACATTATCTTGTGCCGCGACATCTGGAAACATTGCGTTAGCTGCGACTTGTACAAAATCATATTGATCAAATGGTGATAGGTCACTTGCAAATATAGGCTTTGCACTTTTAAGTATTTTTTGAGCTTCTTTGCTAAATTTAGAAACTTGAGCAGGGTCTGCATCTTTTAATACTTTACTTTTTAAATTAACAAGTAAACCTCTTCTTTGTAATATTTTATTTTTAGAATTTATATTTTTATTATAATTTCTAATAAAATTAAATACATCTTCACCTGTATTTAGTTCAATGTTGCCAAAGCCCAAACCATTGTAAAATCTTTTAAGTGAATTTTTTGCTTTAGTAATTAAGCTTTCATTTACAGATATTTTCTTTTTATCAATCAAATCTGAAAAAACATTTATATACTCTTCCAGAGCGCCTTCTTTTATTCTACCGGTTTTTTTGTCAGAATAAACTTTATCAATTCTAGTCTGAACAGACTTATATATTTCAGGATGGCTTTCTTGTAAATATTTTTTGAAATCTTCAACAAGAGGTTTCATTGAGGCATTATCTGTTTTAAAAGCTCTAGACATTAAATAGTGCAATATTTCATGTCCTATAACATTCGTTTGCCCTGCAGCAGCGGCAACTTCTGTATTAATATAAATTATATCTTTACCATCTGCACCACCTTCTTTTAAAAATACCGCGTCAGCTTCAGGGTCCATACCCTCAATTTCTTGCGCTTGTTTAGTTGTTATTTTTTGAATATCAACGTCGTCTGGCAAAATACCTTTAGCTCTTTCAAATCTTTCTTCAATTAAAGAGCTAGCGTCTAAAACTTCTTTAATAGCATTTTCAACAGTAGGATCGTAAAAATCTGTATCACCTATTGTGTCATCATTTGCTTTAAAAGCATTTAATACTTTTTCTTTTGCGCTTTGTTGTTGTTCTTCGCTGTATCTGCCATCGTTTACAATACTAATATTATTATCAATAGTATTTAGATTGTCAGCATAATTGCGAAGTTCTTGCTTGCTTAAAGAATCAAATTTTTCGTTTATAGCTTTCTTTTTGTTTGAAACATCCTGCTGTAGATTATCTACTAGTACCTGCTGAGCTTCTTTTTTAGGCCCGTCTGGTAAGTTTTCAAGCGTTTGCTTAGCGTTAGCAAGATTTATATTAAGATTTGCTATTTCTTGCTTAGCTTTATTAGGAGCTATATATTGATATATTGCATCTTTTTCTTGTTTTGTTTTAGCCATTTGAGCAGTACCTGTAGCTCCGGATACACCTCCACCTAATAAACCGCCTACAACAAAACTATTTATAAACCCTCTAAAAAAATCAGTTTGATCTTTTTCGTCTCCGTATACTAGCTGATCAGTTTTTTGTTGCAAAAAATCAGTTGCTCCTTCTGTAAAACCCTCGCCCATAAACCCAAGCCCGGCTTTTGTTAAAAATTCTTTTACATAATTACCTGTAAATTTTTTAACAGCTTTTTTACCAACACCTGTTTTATCTAAGCCATTTAAAACTCTAAAAAGTTTAGCTCCAGCCCATTCAGTTCCAAATTCAGCAAAGCCTTTGGAGGTTGCAGCTTTATATATATCGCTAAGCGTTGCGTCAGGTCTTTCTTTTAATGCTGTTTCAAATTCATTTCCAGCAGTTGACATACCTAAAGCGGCACTGCCTATTAGTGGAAAAGCATATGTTATTGCAAGAGATGGAGCTGACCCAACGGCTTGATCCACTGCAAGTTTAGCAGCATCACTATATCTACCTTTAGAAAAAAGCTGGTCAAACTCTAATTGCTGACCGTCATCATCGTAGTACTTTAGCTGAAGTTCACTAAGTTTATCGCTTAGCTCGTACATTGGAGTAAAGTCTATTCCTTCGCCTGCTTTACTAAATTGCTCTTGAAACTCAATTAATTTTTTAGGATCTTTTTGAGCCAACCCGCCAATAAGACGAGCAGCATTAGGTAAATCTAGCCCAGCGGTATATCTTTCAAGACCATCTATAAGACCAGGCACGTTTTCTGTAAAAAACTTTGTAATACCAGCAAGTTTTGAAACTCCTGATTCACCTATAGGTAACAATCCCCCGGTTAAGCCTGTTAATACTTTACCCGTTGCTTGTCTTTTAACTAAGTCTTGTTGTGCTAATTGTTTACCCGGCGTTAAATCCAATGAAGTATTTTCCGAATCTAAGTCCGTATTCACGGGTTCGGGTGCTGCAGTTTCCTCCACAACCGCACCCGGCGCTGTGGGAGTTGTCTTTCCCGGCTCAATTTCCTTTAGCTGAGCATTAGGATATTTTGCAAGAAATTGATCTTTTCTAGACGAGTGGACTTTAAATTCTCTACCGTCTACAATATATATTTCAATCATTATTAAATATTTGTTTATCTTTTTGGTGGCGTAATAAGATTTCTATATTCTCCTGGTACAGTTGCTGTACCATCATTAAATGAAAATGCTGGTTGTGCTGGAGTGGCAAATTCATTTTCCTCCTGCCTTTCTTTTAAAAACTTTTCAACAAGCTTTTTCATTTCTTGTGATTGTCTAGCTCCTGATTGTCCGCCTAAATAACCCGGATTTGCCTCTAGTATTGAATTATACAAAAACTCAACCATACCCGGATTGTTCAAATCATATACAACCGGCACTGGTATATTTGTATTTGTATCTTTATCGTATTCGTATTTTATTGTTGTTAGCTTATCAGAAGCTGGGTCATACGATGCGTCTTTGCCTGTTACGGCAGTGTAGGCTGTAGCGGGATCTTCTTGTATATCTGCAAAAATTTCACCAGCAAATGTATCTGGAGCTTTAACCTCTGACTCTTTAGGCGCTTCAGTCATAACTCTTTTATAACTATCTTTTGTTGCGGCTTCAACTTTCATTCGAGCCATATCACCAAGATAGGAGCCTACACCGGCGTTAAATATGGCTGCTTGCTCTTTTGTAAATTCACCTGTTTCAGAATCATACGCTAAATCTTCAGGTTCGTAATCTTTTAATGCTGGAGCGATAGTATTTTTCCATATAGATACTTTTTGAGCATGTGTCATATCTTGCATGGCATTCATCCCGGCATCCGTATATTGTTGTATTATGCCTTCTGTATTTACAACCTGGTTTTGAGTAGTTATTTTTTTACCATCAACTATTTCAGTTGTTATTTCTAGTTTAGGCTGATTATTGTCATCTAATGGCGCATATGAAGGATTTATTGATCCGTCTTCATTAAATATACCTGTATTTGCTATAGTACCATCAACCTTACTATTGTAGTCGGGTACCTGAAGTACATTGTCTAAATCCAGCTCTGCTGTGTTTAAATCAAAAGTTTCTGACTTACCAGCATCATTTACAAATGTATAACGCATTACAGAATCGCCTTTATCATTTATAATAACTTCTCTGCTTTCGCCTTCTGTAATTCCGCCGGTTTCAATATTAGCAGCTTTCATTAAATTATTATTACCCGCATAATACAAATCTACCGTATTTGGAACGCCTGGTCCGTCTGTCTGAATTTGATCAATAAATGTAGCCATTTTAATTGAGTAATCATTAGCGTTTTGTATTTGATCACCGCTTACAGCTTTAAAATGATTAAATCTTTTTAGCTGCGGCTGTAAACTTTCTATTTCGTTTAAATCAGTAGATGTTTGAGCTCTTGTGTAAACTTGCCAACCTTGATTAAATTCTTTTATATATGCTTGCTTAAACTCTTCGTCTAATCCTTTCATTTTTTCAAGATTAGCCTTGAGTTTTTCTGCGCCCTGAGCAGTAAGAGCATTTCTTTGCCTAGTAAGCTGAAGCATTTCTTTGTTTTCTTTTTCTAGCTTTGCATCAAGATACTTTCTTCTTTCTATTATAGCGTTGCCAATATTTTTACCAATACCAGCAGCCGCGTTAGCCCATGCTTGACCTGCTCCTGTAGTTTGGAACTGTATTGGTGGTGGATTTTCGTATGCTCCCATTTATTTATTATTTTAATTAAGGATTACCTGTAAAAACAGGTGCAGATATTAGTGATGTTGCTTTAGGAATGCTAACAGATTGAGTTGTTAGATTTGAGACAGGACTTACACTAGGAGTTGCCTCTACTTTCCCCCTCACGCTCCTATACCGGCTGTTAAAGCACTTCCAACGCCGCTGAAAGCTCCTGCCCATGCAGCAGACGAATCGGCCTGCGCTTGCGCTTTTTGTTGTTCAGCATTGGCTAATTGACCAGCTACTCTATTAATTTGTGCATTTTGTCTTGATTCTCTTGCATTAAATTCGAATGATTTGCCTTGTGCATCAGCAGCCTGAACTCTTTGCTCTTCTGATATTGCTATGCCTTGAAGTCTTTGTTGCTCTGCAATTTTTTGTGATTGCAAATTTGCTTCGCCTTGGGCTCTGGCTTTTTCATTCGCAGCTTCTTGAGATTCAATGCTAGCAGCAACACCCTGTTTAGATTTTAAAGCTGCTCTAGCAAGAGCAGTGGCGCCTCCAGCTCCAGAACCTGTTGCTCTTAAAGTGTCTAATGTGTTAGCAAGAGCAATATCGCTTTCTTCTATTTGTATTTCAGCTGCTTTTGTAGCTACACCTAAATTTGCAAAAGGATTGCTCATTTGACCAGATAAATCTTTAGCCATGTCAGCTACACTTGTTGTGCCCTCGTATGGATTTATAACAGATTGCCTAGTCTTTTCTAAATGATTAAGCTGTTTTTCTTTTTCTCTGCGTTTCTTTTCCGCTGCTCTTCTTCTTTTTTTAGCGCCGCTGCTTCCTATAAAACCTCCAATGAGACTTGCCGCAGCGCCCCCGGCTATTAAAAAACTCATATGCTATTTTTTTTATTATAATCTTTTATTGTTATAGAAACTATTTCTTTTTCTAATTCTTTTATATTTTCGGTATTTGTTGGGTTTTTATGTACATTCACAAATATAGAATCTTCTAAAGCATATATTAGCCTTTGTGATCCGGGTTTTGATACAGTATAACAAGGCGCAATATGTTCTATGATTTTGCCGTTATTATTTATTATAACATTTCCAGTTAGTAAAAACCATGCATGCAAATGATTATGCACTGCGCCAACAATTATATGCCCTTTTTTTAAATTCATTTGCCTGATATAAATTTGATCTGCAAATGAATGCTTTATAGGTACTTCTGAAGTTTCGCAAATATCATTACCATTCCCAAAGCTACCTTCAATTAAACCTGAAGATAGAATGTTTTTAATGTAATCTATTTCATTATTAGTTTTTAATTCCATTTAATTTAATATGATGATTCTACATATTCAGAAGAAACAGCAAACAATTCTTGAGCCGCTGTAGAGGAGGTTTTTATTTTGCATGTAGCAAAAAATCCCTTAATCCCTGTTACTTGTTTACCAAAAACAACTTCACCTGCTCTTACAGTACTATTATTTACAATATTTGCAAAATATTTATTTTCTTTTTTATTAAACCCTGCGTATTTTGGGTATTTAGTATTATCATTAACTCCCATTGCAGAAATACCTCCTTGAAAATCTCCGGCTAATAACTTTAATTGGTCACCCATTTTATATCCTGTGCCTCCATCTACCAAAGTAAGGCTATTAAGAGAGCCTCCGGAGCCAATACTAGCAACCTGAAATTTTGCACCACTTCCTGAACCTCCTGAAGTTTCATATATAGTTGATCCAGCAACATAACTAGTACCCCCAAATGAGGAAAATGCAAATATTTTTTGTAAGTAATATAATCCTTCTGATAAGCTTTTTATAGGTTTTGCTACATCAAATTCTTGTTCTAAAAAACCTTCACCGGTATCTTGTGTTGATAAAGACTCTACTTCCCAATTGCTAGATCCTTCGTAGTTTATAGTTTTAAATACCTTTTGAGCACTAATTTTTGGATTAAATGTGAATGTTATACTCGAAGGCTGGAATAAACCATAAAATTTGTTTCTATCTATGCTAACTCCCGCACTTGTCGTTGATTGGTAATGCTTGTATAAAGCTCCTTTATTAAAGCTAAAAAATACATTTCCAATACTACCTGTTAGTGTAGGTTTATAAGTAGCAAAACTTGGCCAACCTTTAACAGATTCGTCATAATATAATGTTTTAAAAGATGTTAAATACGGAGTATTGTTTGCGCCCGCTGATAAATTAATAGGTGTATTCCACGTAGGTGTGTTTTGCAATGAAAGCACATATGTTTTATTATGCACATCATAGCCCCCTTTAATTTTTCCAGTTGGAGGGAGAGTATTAAATTCATCTCTAAAGTAATCTTTCATACCATAATTAGAAATTTCAGTAATACCATCTCTTGATAATCTTAATACAGCATTTCTTTTTCTATCAGTAAAATACTTTTGATAGCCATACACTGCGAAACTTTCTGGATCTTTACTAATTCCAAATTCTCCAGCATATGGTACTATTTGGCCAATTACTAAATTAGTTGAAGTAACTGTTCCACCTCCTTCTGCTGAATATATTGCATCTTTATCTATTAAAGCTCTGCTTACCTTTTTTTCTTGAAATATAGTTAAATTAGTATCTTCTGCATATAGCTTTTGAATACTGCCGTACCTAGGATCTACGCTTTTTGTTATACTTTCGCCTACTGAAAATACATTTGTTTCATTAAAACCTGTTCTTGAATTAAATATTCCTGAATAAATTAACCCATTAGACAATACTTGAGACGAGGGCTCGTCCTCTACTATGTAAGCTTTAACGCCGTAATCTGTTTTGGTATTATTAAACCCTCCCCTAATTCTAGCTTCTTCTACAAACCATCTATCTGTCGTTGTAACAGGACTACCTGTTCTTAGCCAGTTTGGAAAAGAATTTGCACTTGAATAATAGAGCCTTCTTGCGATGTAAGAATTAAAATAACCTATTTCAATACTCATTGTTTATTATTACGTGTTTTTTAAAAATTTTAAGGTAGCGGATTTGGATCTGATATAGTAAGTGTAAAATTATTAGTATTACACTGACATTGTGCTCCTTTGTATTCAATTAATACCCTATATTCTCCTAGAGCAGCATAATCTCTAAATACACTTGTTGTCCCGCTTCCTAATATTAAATTAATCGAACCGTTACCTGTGCCATTAAGGTTTCCGCCACTAATTGCAGCGGCAGTAGTAAAGTTGCCTGAATTTCCAGATCTATATTGTACCCAGCATCTTAATTGCATTTGCCCTATAGAACTATTGCAGGAGTTAGAAGGCGAGTTTAGCGCAAGTGTGAATCTTACATGCCCTCTAGTTAAACCGGTGCTACCGTATGGAATTCTAAAACAATTTGTATTAGATGGGTTGGAAGCAACAATAGCACTAGGAAATGCAGTGCCTTGAATTGTGTTGGTAGGTAATACAGCTGGATTACCACCGCTTCCAATAGGGGACGATATATATAAAGCAAAAAATCTTGATTGAGTATTATCACAAAACCCAGATGAACTTTGAAAAGTAAAAGAAGAACCTAAATTATTAGGAGGAGTCCCAAATGATATGTTATGAGTTTGCTGAGGAGAAGTATTTCCAATACCATTAGCGTCAGTTGCTGTTGTTATTAACGTTAATTCAGCAGGAACTATGCCGTTTTTTGTAACTTCACCAGTTATTGGATTAACACTTAAATGGGTTGTTGCTGCAGAGGTAATAGTATCAACTTCACTAATCTCATTATAAATAAGCTGTAATTTTGTTTCACCTGCTTTGGCTGTACCATTATTTACAAAATCAGATAAATTAAGTATACTCGTGGCAGATTGATTGCTTGTAGTAGCAACTGTAGCAGCGGTAAGAGCAGGTGTAGCGTTACTTAAAACTCCTGTAGAGGTTATAGTACTTGATACAGCAGAGGAAAGAGTGCTATCGTTATAAGTAACATTGTATGTAAAAGTAAATGTTCTACTATTTACGTCTTGTAAAAAAGTACGCGATTCTTTTGCTCGCAATGTAAATGAATGTTGTGGATTTTGAGTTCCAGCAACTAAGTCAAAAGCTGTAGCAGGCAATGTATTGCCATCCCCATCTTCAACACTAACTAAAGTTGCTGTTACCGTAGGGTTGTTAGGGCTACTTGATACTACAGGACCTGCTGCGTTCCTTAAAAGAAATCCAGTAGCAGGAGTTATATTAACCGGAGAGCCTGAACTTGCTGCTTGGTTTTCATTAAATGAAAAAGTATAAGTAATAGGATCAACACCTGTTATACCTAAAAATAAGTTTCTTGCATTTTGATTCAAATCGCTCAATAACCCTGACGTAGATGTTTCATAATATATATCTAGTAGCGATATAGTTGGATTTGTTTCGTATATGCATAAATTTTGAGGCGGAACATTACCGATGTTTGGTAGTCTTCCAAAAGATTGAGATGTACCTGATTCTGCTAAAGAAGATATAGTTGCTATTAAGGGATTTGATTCGGCTTTATACATTCCAGCAATAGCATTGCCAGTATTATATCCTGAATCTGTAGCACTAGCAATTGTAGAAACTTGATCTGAACTAATATTTGGAAAGTATTGTTCATTCTGAGTTGCGGTATTTGCTCTAGCAGGTGCGACTCTTCCAAATAAACGCACGCTACTACCGTATTGTTTTTGATCAGGACCAACCTCTTCTAAATCTCTTGGTACTTTATTTATATTGTCATTTATAAGCACAGCTTGTGCTAAAGAATCAATATCTCCACCTGAAGACGCAGCTCCGTATGCTCCATTTATAACTAAAGGCAAATATACATTATAATACTCTTGCTCTTGTTGCTTAACAACAATTTTATATGAGTACCAACCTAATTTATTTAATGTATATGCAAATCTTAAATCTGAAGTAGTGTTATTGCTATCAGCTTGCACATATGCGTCAGCAACTTCTTCGTCTACTGTGACTATTGTATTACCAGAATTAAATATAGCGGCAATTACCTTTACATAATCATTATATTTACCTCTTAAATAATCTCCAGCTTGAACAGAAGATGTAATGTTTGCATTAATAGTATATGTAAAAGTTGGAGAAGTGGTTTTAGAAACTGTTTTTCCGTTTATGTCCCAGCTTTTACTTCCGTCATTTGAATTAGCATAAAACCCAGGATAAGATATAGAATCATTAGGAACTTCGCTTATAGGTTCTCCTAAATTAAAATACATAGCGTCTCCATTCCAATCTTCAACATTTAACGTGGATGATTGGTAAGGGTGGAATATAGTTGAACCAGCTCCACCAGTGCTATCATCTATTTTTGATAATAAAACAGATGTACTTCTTCCGTATCTATCTGATAAAATAATTCCAACTTGATATGTTCTATTTTGTTTTAAAGTGTGCGTTGGGTACTCTGAAGCGTAATTGTTAGTTGGTAATTTTATTCCTGACGTTACAAAATAATTTGGTAACTGTGAAGGGGGACTTTTTTTGTCCACATAATTTCCATAAACAACTCTATTACTTATTATTTCTTGAGATTGAGCTTTTACAGGTACTTTATCAAAAACCCTTACAATTTCTTTTTCTGCTAAAGTTTTGTATGGTTTTTTCGATGTGTAATTAAACTCATAATGCGAACCTCTGTCATCAATTTGTTTACCAGATGTTATTGTTGCAGAAGATATGGTGGACATTACTTTTACAGTAAGAGCATCTGATTCTTTGTAAAGTATATCTATTTCTTTTATTTTAAAATCACTTACAGGATTTCTTGAAGGAAGTGGGATTCTAAGAGTAGCTTCTTGTACAAAATTTTCAAAAAAGTTTACTACAGATGTTTTAAAAGTTTGGTTTTCATCATCGCCCATAAAATATCCAAATTGCTTTGGAATAAATATTGGTTGAGTAAATGGAGCTAATATAGAATATTCGTTATTTTCAAATCTAAATCTATAACTAAATCTTATAAATTTATCTTCTAAAAAATCAGAATCTCCTGTCCAGTTTGGATCATAATATGGATTATCAATACTCCCAGTTGAACTTTTATTAAACTCGTCTAAATGCTCTTGCGTCTTATTAACCATTGATGTTCTTTTAAAAGTAAGAACAGAGTTTTGCGCAATTGACGCGATTCTATCTAATGTAACAGTAAAAGGGCTGGTTGATGAATTATAACTTCTAACTTTGCCAATAAACACTCCGTCGTCTAATACTATATCGCCTGTTTTAATATTAAGACTAGCGGACATATTAAAAGTATTCGCATTTGTAGTGTTAGCCCCTGTATATGTAAATGTACTATCATTATAAAAGCTAATAGCTTCATATGGCGCAAATTTAGCAACAGAAATATTATCTTCTGTTGTATAATGCGTAATAGAATTTTTTGCTTTTTCAATATTAATTACTCTAGGCTGATTACGGTTGTCTGTAAAAAATAATAAGTCTTCTAAAATGTGAGCAGCAGTTATAAGACTACCTTTATCAAAATCTAAAAACGCGCCTTGTACTAATTTAGTTAAAAGACCATTTCCTGAAAAATCATATTCATATATAAAGTTGTCGTCGTGAAAGCTTCCTGTTTCACCTGCGTTTATGTTTTGATTTGTACAAAATATATATATTTTATTAGCAGCTTCATTAAGACAATAGCCTATAATATCTAATCCGGAGTTAGGGTTAACGCCAGAGGCGGTAATTAAATTTGCTATTTCTTCTGTGCCAAGAATGTTTTCTACAGCCCCAACATCAGCTCCTTCAGATTTACTTATGCTTATATTTACAGCGTCTCTATATTCTCCAGACGGCATTAATCGCGCATCTAGGTCTTTATTCATCTTCGACTTTATGAAGGCGTTTTTAACTTCAGGCATTAGTGTTTAATTATTTTAGATTTATTTCTAAATACTTGTGAAATTTCCTCAAGTTTAATATTTGATAATCGCAGCTTTGCATTCCGCATTTTTGCGCGCTTTTCTTTTTTAAATCTTTGTACAACGTATTCAGGTATATTAGATCTTGTTGAAAATACAGCGTTAGCAATGTATGAATAAAAAGCTTCTTCAGCAAGTTTAGGCACTCTTGTATCTTCAGTATAAGCTAGCCCATCAGATATATATTCTAATATTATTATTTTATCTACTAAGTCGCTTGAAAAAGAAAATGTACCCTCTCTTTGATTTATTGTAAAAAATCCGTTAATTTGCGTGGTTTCTGGATTTAATCCGTATCTTTCACCGGTGCCCATTTTATGATAAGTAAAATTATCAATACTGGCATTTTCAAATCTTTCATCGTAACCACCGGTAATTTTTTTCATATCAGCAGCTTCCCATCTAGACTCAGTTGTAGAGTTAGCTTCTATGTTATTACCATAAGAATCTTGAGTAGGTACACCAGATGCATCTTGAACAGGAATTTCTGTAGGGTTACTTGTTAATCTAGTTGGTAATATAATATGCTTAACACCAAGGTCATCTATCCATGATGCCTTAACATAATTAACGTAATCTTGCGGAATTGGAACAGTTAAATTATTAGGTATAGTAAGCTCTTGCTGTTTAATACTTTTTAATATATCGTAGCTAAACTCCTGCATAGCGCGCTTAGCATGAAAAACAACATCTGTTCTTTTTAAAGAAGGTAACAACTTTCCGTTTCCTACATAGCTAATTATAAAATTATTTACTATATTTTTCATAGAAACATAAGAGTAACTTCCGTAATTTTTTTCTTTTAAAAGAACTTGATAATATCCAGCTGCAAAAGGTCCACTTCTTGTAAAAGTATTATTAGCTAATGTATAATTTGTTACAGGGATATTAAACCCTGCCCCAGGGCCACCAGTATTAAAGTTTATTGTAAAATTATTTTGAGAAAAATTAGGATCAGTTGTAGAAGCTGACGATGGGCTATATAATTTTAATTCAGTCTCAAAAGTAAAAACAATTGTATCTGCAGCATTAGGCAAATGTACTATTTGCTCGCCGGCGTAATATTGCTCATTAGTTTCGGTTATTAAACCGCCATTTGGTGCTGCCATATATTAACTTTTTTCTTGTATTTCTTCTTTTTGTACTTTTGAAGCTGCTGTTTGAACTATTTGTGGATCTCTTATTACAACTCCAGCGTATAAAAGAACTTTTAAAACTACAGCTGTAAACTCGCTATTAACAAGAGTAAACTGAGTTGATGTAGTAGAAGAATGTAAATATTCTCCATCACCCCCTATTGTAAAATCCCAAACTATATTTGGCGGATTTACAAAATAAAATATTTTAAAATTAGCAGCAGCAGCCGCCAGCGATTTAGGCAAAACTGCAATTTTTGTAAAGTTTGTGGGGTTGCCTGAGTTTGACTCAAAGGCGAATATTGGAAAATCTTCAGTAGGAGTTGTTAGTAGTGAAGAGTTTAAATTAAATAGCTCACTAAAAGTAACCGGCTGCATTTCAGTTTCATTTGGTTTATTAAAATTAGCAACTATTCTATCTAATCTATATAAATTGGAAGGTAAATTAACAATACCGTATTTTGAGTCTGTTGGCTGTGAAGGTGAAATGCCAACGCTAGACGACCTAAACGGAGCTAATTTTACTTCTAAGTCTTGTACTCTATCAGCAGTGCCTGTATCTGGCTGTGGCTGTCTTATTAGCTGATTATAGTCTTCAAATGTTTTATTGTATATTTCAAGCTGCACCTGAGAACCAATTCGATTAAATTCTTCTGGTGTTAAATACCCTCTCTGTTCTTTATTTAAAATAAGAAGAACTGTTTGATATACATCATTTACGTTTACCATATTTATATTTTAATAAGGAGCAGCAACATAACGCTACTGCTCCATATTAATATTACACGTTATGCAAACTTTTTTTCTATTGATTTAAAAACTTCTACGCCTTCATCTGTTTGCAAGAAAGCAGCAAAAGCTGAATATGGGTTTTCATCAAAAGGCACGGTCATAAGTTTTTTGCCGTTTGATACCCAAGTAAACGTTCTTTGATCTTGCGAAAGATCAATAATATTTGCCTCTTTTGCTTTAATTGCAAAATTACGAAGCTGAACATTTTCGTCATTTGCTAAATCCAAAAATAATACAGGATTTCTTTTAGCAAATAAAAGTAAATCTCTTTTTATTTCTTTTGAGCTCATATTAGATACCGCGGAGCCTGTTTCAACTCTAACTATAGCTTCCGCTTGGTCTATGTCCATAGACATTGCAATATTTAAAGCCTCTACTTCTAGCTCTATATTATCAAGCTCGCCTTCAGCTTCTATTAAAGCATCATGCTCTTTATATTTAAGATTTAAAAAAGGATGATATAAAGAAAGCAACTTTTGTAAAGATTGGAATTCTTTGGGTACATGCAAATGCCCATTTTTAAACATGATATGCCCTAATGTAGCTTCTCCTTTTTGTTCATCAACAAAAACGCTAGGCATGTTAGTAGCATATCTAATTTCTCTTTGTTCTTTTTTATCAGGATCAAACCAAAGAAGAGGTCTTCTTATGCTGTGACGTGATGGTATTGTATAGGTTAAAGGAGACGTGTCAATTAAATAATAATGTCTATCCTTAATTTCCCAATTGTTTTTTGGAAGGTTTTTATCTTTTCCCATGATATAATATAATTAAATAGTTTTAAAAAAAAATATAAACCCAGAGCCGAATTAACAGCTCTGGATTTAAAAAATAGTATTAGGCTTTTAACAATACAAAGTTGTTAGCTCCTTGAACACACAAGCATCTTTCAGATAAGAAGTGAATGTTCATTTCGTCAACATCAGTTGTAAATGCTCCCCCTACAGAACCTGTAATCCAAGTTTTCATTCTTCGATCATCAGCTTCTGATGCACGATAACGTACGTGAAGGAATGGTCGTCGAATGTTAGTTCCAAGAATTTGGTCATATACAGTAGAAGTACCAGCTGGAATAAGAACTCCGTCGATAGCATCAACTTCGCTTCCAGTATACTGGTCATCATTACCACGAGTAGAAGCGTCATTCAAGTATTTCCAGTCAGTCTTATAGAAATCATAAGAACCTCTGCGGAAACCAGTAAATCCAAGATTTAAAGCCATTTCCTGAGAGTTTTCAAATAACCCATAAGCTGTACCGCCTTGCGCGCCAGATGAAAGACCCGCAAGCATATCATCAAAAGCTAGATTAGTAGCACGGTCTAAGAAAAGCATGTTTTCTTCGATAGCGCCTTGACCATCTAAATTTTTAAGAATACTGTCAAAGTCAGCAAGTGATGCAGTAAATGAAGAAAATACATTACCTCTGGTAGTAATAGCAGAGAAAAGTCCTTCTGTTCCTTTAGCACCGCCTGCTGTAGATCCAGCTGCAATACCAGTTGTAACAGTTGCTTTTTCAGATTCTACCATTGCCATTTCAAGATAATCTTGGTAACGTAGCCTTGTTTCAGACTCTGCTTTTAAGTACCATAGATAGCCAGAAGTTCCGTCTTCAGTGGCAACTTCTACCCAACCGATCTGAGCTGTGTCAGAACCGTTAATTCCATATTTATCTTTAATGATAATAGGTGAATTATTAAATTGAGTAAAAGAGGGCTCAACTGAACCGTCCATTCCAGCAGTTCCTTTCTTAAATTCAGAACCATAAACAAATACTTTCAAATGTGCAGCAGATACAAGTGCAGCCGCCCAAGTAGCAGACCCAAATGGGTGAGCTGTAATTTGAGTTGCAGTTGCAGCTGAAACAATTGCTTTTTGCTCAGTAGATGTAGCAGGGTCAATAATCACTATTAAACTTTGTACGCGGATAGCGTGAGGTTTGCCAGCAGCAACGCTGTTATCGTGATCTTGAATTACTACAGTACCATTGTTATTAGCGCCAATTGTACATTTGTCATAAGAAATATGCAAGCGATTTTGCTCGCTCCAAATAACTTGGTCAGAAGTCATTGGCATCTCAGCACCTACCATTTGAAGGAAGCCAGAAAGCGTACGATTTCCGTATCTTTCTACTTCAGCTTCATAAATTTCAGGTAAATACTGCTGAGAGAAGTCATTACCAGCGCCACTAGTAAAATCAAGGTAGCTCTGGTTACTTAGTTGTTTTTGTGCAGTTGGGGTAATTTCCCCAAACAAAGGTGATAATGCCATTTGTTATTAATTTTAAATTTTAACGTTTTGTTTTAATTTTAAGTTTTGAAGAGTCTGCACCGCTAACAGACTTGACTTTTAAACCATTAATAAACACATCCCCGCTTTGAGTTGCACGTGGTTCATTGCTAATATTTTTAGATTTAGCTGTTAAATCACGCACTGCATCCGCGCGCCCCTGTTCATAAAAATGATTTATTACTTTGTCAGGATTGTTAGCTACGTATAAAGCTTTATGATATCCACTTAAATCTGACACTTCACCTTTGTCATTCAAGAACTTCTTGATAAAGTTACTTATATCTGATTGTTGATTTGCAACCGAAGAATTATCTTTTAATCCGTACCTAAATTGTTTTTCACCGAGTTTAAAATCAAAACCTTTGAAATCTTCGTTAAAATAATTTTTTGTACGTCCTTGAAAATCTTCAGTTCGCTGCTTTATAGTTTGCTGCTCTTCGCTGTATCGATTGAAAAAGTCAACTGCTTTTTGTTGTTCTTGAGTTACGCCGGGTCTCAACTTGATTTCGTCGTAATATTTATCTTTCAGTCCCTCTAAAAAGCCTTTAGCTTTTGCAACTTCTTCTTTATACGCAATTTTTTTCTTACGTATATCTTTTTGATCATCTAGTTCTTCGTCCCATGTAAAATCTTCTAAAAGAATGCTTACATCTTCAGAATCTAAATGAGGTTTACTTTGGCGATAATATTCACGCAAAAGTGTATCGTTATCTACATTAGAATAGTCCGCGTTTAATCTTACATAGTCTTCTAATGTTCCACCGGTTTCATTCATAAAGTCTACAGCTTTTTGAATATTTTCCGGTAAAGGTTCTGCAGTGTCTTGCGATTCCTGCACGGCTTCCTCAACTTGTTCTTGCAAAGCTTCAGATTGCTCTTGAACCTCTTGTTCGTTTATTTCTTGTATTACAGGCTCTTCTACTTCTTCTTCGGAGGCCCGTACTTCTTCAACCACTTCTTCGCCGCTTTGCGGGTCTTCGGATTCTCCGACAGTAGCATTGCTCTCATCTGTTGTATTGATTTGAACGGCATCTTCTTCTTTTTTTTCAGTAAGATCTACCTTAATGGTATCACCTGTTTCTTGAATTTCTTCCGGCTTTTTAGACAAATCTACTTTAATAGTTTTAGGTGTCTCAGAAAGCTTTTTTATTTTTCGAGGCTTTACTTTAAATTCCCCTTCTTGTGCGACTGTTTCTGTCATAATAAAATATTATAAAATTAATAAAAATTACTTAGGATCAAATTGACCTAAGTCAAAACCACCTAATACATCAAATCCTGCAGATTCAAAGTTTTTTGGTAGCGTATCATTTTTACGCTGGTCAATTAATTCTGACTGTTGCGTTGCTTGTATTTTAGTGCGCTCATCTTTTCTATCTTCTTTATAAGCGTCTTTATTTTTTAAAGCTTCAGCTTGAGCTTGAGCTAATTGTTTGTTAAATTGAAATTCAAGTTCCATTAAGCGCATTTTTATTGCGGCTTCACGCTCAAGTTTTTGTATTTCAAACTGTGATTTACCTTGCTCTAGCTGCAACTTACTTTCAGTTAAAGCTTGTTGTTTTTGAAGTTCTGCCAATGCTGCCGCCTCAGAAGCCTGTGCATTAGCCTGCCCTTGAGCCTGTATAGTTTGTTGCTGCGCCGCTTGATCCGCTTCTTGCTTTTTTTGGCGTTTAATACGTAAATATTTATTTGCTAAATCAATATTATTAATATTACGTATTTCAATAGCGTCATCTAAATAAATAGAGCCAGATTGCAATGCTGCCTGAATATTACTTTCTAAAGATTGTTTTTCTTCAACATCAGGCTCAAGTTGTAAATAAATACCAAAGTCATGCAAATGCAAATTAGATATTTCTTTCAATGTTGATACATTAAAATCATTTATACTTTGTTCTAAACTTTCTTCTGTTAATGCAAATTCAAATATATCCTTTGCTTTTAAAGATATATTTTCGCATAGCCTAAGAGTAATATAAGATGCAGCTTGTAATATATGGCGTGTTGCCGTGTTTGAATTAGCTGCCGCTAATTTCTGTAAACCAACAAGTGCGTTTTTATCGGGCTGACTGCCATCTCTAGCTTCATTAAGACCGGTCACATCCCGAATCATCTGTAAATAATACTGATACGTATTAATAAGAGAGCCTATCTTGCCTTGCCCAGATGATGTTTGTAATTCTTGAATAGGAACTTTACCGGGGTTCATATCGCCCTCTTGTGTAAATGATCTTCCAACAATGCTACCAGTTTGGAAGTACATGTTTAAAGCCTCCGCTGGATTATAATTAGTTCCATTACCTAAATCAACTTCAGCTAATCCATCAACATCTACATAAACGCCATCCGGCACCATTCGGGACATCACTTGTTGGAGCTTAAGATGTGTAAGTTGAATCATATCAGCAAAGCCAGTTATACGACTAACTAAAGATTCAACCCTGCCTCTGTACATTCTAGGAGCTACTAAAGTATAATTCATTTCAACCTTAGGCGAATCAGCATACGGTCTAGTCATGTTTTCGGCCATATTCCACGACAACATTTTTTCATGACCTAATATTTTAGCACCTGTGTAAAGAACTTCAATAGTTCTTTCTACTCTTTCAAAATTATCATTAGTTGGAGGGTTAAATGTATCTGGCTTTTCTAAAGCTTTTTGCAAACCCTGTTCTGTTTCTTTAATTTTAAATACTTGCTTTTCAAAAGTTTTATATTCAAAAAACATAACACTTATTGTGTTATTATCATTCTGCCCATAATAATTTCTTACATAATCATTATTGCCTGGGTACTTTTGTATTTCTATAAGATCTTCTGGCGTAAGATAAGGAAACAATTTTGCAATTTCACTTAATGAAACTTGTTTTACTTCTCCTATGTAATACAGATCATCAAAATTAGGATCTTCAGTATAAGAATACACAAGATTTGCTGGATCAACATATTTAACTCGTAGGCCATTTGACTTATTATATTCTGTTTTAGCAGCGCCTATACCACATACGACTAAATCATAAATAAATCTTTTTCTAACCTCGTCATATTTATTTTTATCTAAAGAATTATTTATAAGTTCTTCTAATGCTATTTCAACAGCTTCTTTATAATTAAGCTGCATATATACTTCAAACTCATCCTGGTCTTTAGGTAAATTTTCTGGGTCTGGAACTGAAAAGAAATTAATACCTGTTTCTTGCGTAAGCTGCGTTAATGATTGCCGATTAAACATATCAGACATAACTGTTTCAGCGTATCTTGTTTTTTTCTGTTTAGCTATAGGATCTTGTGCGTACGCTTTTATTTCATAATTGCGCTGAGACATACCGTTCACAACAATATCTACAAACTTAGGTATCACTGGTACTGGTTTCCAATCTAAATTAAGATAAGATAAATCACCATTAATAGATAATTCATCTTTATATTTTTGAATTGACTGTTCACCGCGAGCATATAGTCTTCGTCTATGATATTCTTGAAAATTAGAAGTAAATCGATCTCCTCCACGGTTATTTCTAAACCACTCGTTTTCAATAGCTCTCGCTACTTGTAAGCCGTAATCTAATGTTTGCTTTTCCTCATTAGGTACCACCTGATCGGGAAACGAGCTTTTATAATTAGTATTAACCATTTATTATATTATTTTTGAACTATATCCTTTATTGTTATATTTTTTAAACCCAAGCGGAACAGATTTTATAATTTTTTCCGCAGACGGTCTATATCTGTTTTTGTTGCAGGCCATAATAGCTAAACCAGAACTAATTGTTGCGTCAAATTTTGTTCTGTTATTTATATTAAAGCCAGACCAATCTTCTAAAGTTTTTTGAAAGTACATATCGCCATACATGCCTTCTGTAACTTGTCCTATATAATTTTCTATATAACTTTCAATTGCAGCAGCGTGAGCTTGCTTAATATCCTCAGAAGTATTAGGAATTCCACCTATATCTTTTTCTGTAACAGAAAGCTTATTCCAAAGCTTGTCTGGCCTATTCATCGAAAAACCTCTATAACCTCTACGTTTTAAATAGTATAATAACCGAGGCTTATTATTTTCCGCAAGTATTGGCATACCATAAAAGACTAAAGCCATCAGAACATCTTCAAAAAATATTTCTGCTGTTTGTGGTCTTGCCACATACTCTAGAAAAAACATATTAGGAGGCGCATCCTCCATACTAAACTTTGTTAAACCATGCAAAGAACCTTTGGAGCCTCTTTTGTCAACTGTACCTGATATATCATATGAGTCACATCCAAATGCACCAACGTGCTCATTGCCTGGGTATTTAATACCATTTTTTACTATTACATGATTTTGTAAACTTTTAGGAGGTACCCAGCTAATTTTAAATCTTCCATTTTTATTTGGCGCAAATATTACATTACTATCTTGCTCACCATTTTGCCATTGGAAGCTGCCCTGCGTAACTTGCATGCTATTTTGTACTTCTTCGTTATAATCTATTTGCTCATAAATCTTAGTTAGATTAAATAAAGATTCTTTTGCCTCATCTCTAAAAGCGTGTTGTTCTGTACGAGGAAACTGCCGGTAGTACTCATTTAAACCCTCTTGATCATTTTTAAGACCATCAACCTCATTTTGCCAATGCTCTATAACCCCTTGGTCAATAATATCTCCATGTGGTCCTCTAACTTCTTTTTTCGGTGTATCGAAGACAGGGTGTCCATAAGAATCAATGAATCCTTCGTAGTTCCATTCCATAGGTATGAACAAAGAATATAGTCCCGAGCTAGTCTGTCCATTGCGGTTCCGTTTAGTAACGTTTGAATCTTCGTATAATTTTTTGAAATTTGCTCCACCTTTATCTAATGCATTTGAAGTTGAGCCCATCATACACTTACCAACGATTCTAGATCCTAATCTAAGTGTTGTTTTTGTAACTCGCCAGTTATTTAATATGTTATCCGGTCTTTCCCACTTTCCACTTTCGTCGTGTGCTAGCAGCTTTAATTTTTCTCCGTCGTACGAGTTGTCTCCCGTGTTCTTCCAGTCGATTGTAGTGTCGAGCCCTTCGAGTTCCTCCGGCCCTTGGCCCTGATCAAGTTTGCGCCTTGTGAGTTTTGACGCGGGTACTCTATACGCCAGTTCGGTTTTTGGCCGGTCCATTCCGTCTTGTATCGGTTTGAAAAAAAACGGATAGTTGACGGATATTGGTACAACTTTATCTGTGAACATTTTTTTAGCATCGGCTCCAGATTTGGACAATATCCCAAACCGTGAATCGGAAGATATTGTCGCTTGATTAACCAGCTCTCCTGATGCCATGAAAGAAAAACCAGAGCGTCTGTTTTTGAGATAGCACATTCCATAACTGCGTGAATCGGCTTTACATGCTTCCCAGAAAATAAAAAATAATCTGTTTGATTCTCTGAATTCTGCTTCGCCCACGTCAATTTTAGCCCACTGCAAGTACATGTAATGAGTGCCAGTGATATAAGTAGGAATATCTTTATTAACGAACGAAAAACCCTCATCACGGCGTTTGAATTCTTCGTCAATATAATCATAGTATTTTTCTTTAAAGTATTCAGGCATTTGATTCCACTCAAATACGCTTTTTATTTTTTTAAGCTCTTTAGGGTAGTCTATTCGATTCCACGTATTTTTTTTAAATTTATGCGGTTCAAATATTTTTGGTAAAGCTATCTTAAGATTTTGTATGCTATACACATCGCCAATCTCACCCGTTTTACTTATTACTACAACATCACTTTCTTTGTCGTAGCCGTACTTCCATTGCTTATACCTATTCTTTTTATTAAGAACTTTCTTGCTTATATAATCAGGCAGAACTTCAAACAATGTCTGTGTATAATTCATTTTGATCTACCCTCTGCAAAGCCTTTAAATGATTTAGCTTTAGCTGCTTCGTTTTCTCCTTCTAATAATGATCTTTCTTCGTCTATGCGTGTTAATATTTCAAACGCATCAAAGATTGCTAACTTTTTAGTAGCCGCAGCATTTTTAAGCCTATCCGCTGAAAGGTCGTCTTCAGTATCTGTTATAATCTGCTCTTCAGCAACGCGAATTAATTCATTAACTGCTTTTTGCCCAGCTCGGATTATATTCCTCTTCGTGTCCTTTACGTTCATACTTAATAGCTATATCATTTGATTTCATACAATAAAGACGTTCATCGTCTATAATAAATTCCCATTCGCTACTAGGCGTAAAGCCTACCAGGTCTCCTGGGTTAATTTGAAGCGCTTCTAGCGCATTATTACCATACTTTAGTATACCAATATGCTTTTGCTCTTTTTCGTTTGAATATGAGCTTGTTTCTTTAATTGGCTTTATAAAGCATCTATTATTAACCATGACCCAATTTTTATTTTTTTTATAGCCGTACACTTGGTCTGGATTAACAAAATACATATGATCTTTAAAATATGTACTACCATTTTTTTCTTTACCTTTGATATCATAATATCTTCTAAAGATATTGTGGTGTATTAATATGATATCGCCAGCTTTTATACCTGTATTAAAAGCAGCAGGGGTAGAAATTACTATAGCTTCTTTATTTATATGACGAAAGCTTTCTATACTTGTATTTAGTAGCAGGCTAGTGTCGCCTACTTTTTTAGTATTATTATATCGTTCGCCTTTGGGTTTAACTATAAATTGGTATAATGATTTCATTAGTACTCAAGATCATACTCAACAGATATTGCCATGTTAGAATTAAATTTCTTCCACGGCAACAAATCTGACTTTTTCTTAATATAAATATTGTAAGAAGAATCTTTATCTTCAAATAATATAGCGGATATTTCATGACCACCATATACTTGCTGACCTACTGAATAATGCATTGCGTCATTTTTATAGTCTGACCCAATGCTAATCTTCCTTATTAGATTCATCTTTTTCAATTTTAGAATACTCGCCAGTTTCTAGATTGATGCTAATAGAACCATATTCTTCTTCAAGTTCTAATTTAAATTCTTCAACATCTTTATTTAAACCGGCTAAGTCGTGCAGTAAAGCGTGTTTATTAGACTCTACTATGCCTATTTTATTTAATAATGAATTTAAAGCAGTTTGCTGCTTATGTAACTTTTCTAATTGCTCGTCTGTAATTTTTGACATTTGATTTAATTTAATTATTATTGTTGGATTTTTTTGATTTTTCCCACGTGCGTCCAACAAAATACGCGCCGTAGACTGTTATTAATAATGATTGAAAAATTGGAATATATTCTTGTGCAACTTCAAAACCACCTACATTACCATCAGCAAATGCTAGAATAGTAAATATAGATGTAAGATACACTAACACAAGCGGCCGAATGTTTTTTGATAAAAATGAATCTGATTGCATATCCATTTTCCATCTTTCAGTCACTTGCGTTTGCGCGTCTTGATCTGCTTTTTCTAATAGCTCTTGTATTTTTTGTTTAGCGGCTAATCTTTCTTCGTCTGTAGTTGTAAGTTTATCAATTACATTACCTACGTCTTTAATTATACCACCAGATAAAATACTTAAAAGCTTTTTCATTAAATAATTTTTTTAGTAAACAATTTTGAAGCCAGCTTATAACTCCAGCCAAAAAATAAAAAAATAGTACTAAAACCTAAAACATAAGCCATCATATCATGGTGAAATTGTTCCATATAAAATAGCCTCCCGTTAAATAGATTTAAAATAGCACTACATGTAATAAATATAAATAAAATTAAAATGGTTATTTTTTTCATTGTTTTAATATTAATTTTAAAATGATGCTTTTCGAACTCCTTTGCCGTCAAAAGATCCTTTATCTTTTCTTTTAGCCTTTTTACCAAGCCCTGTAAAACTACCGTAACCAGAGTCATCAAAAGCATCAGCTACACTAAAATATGTTTCGCCTTTTTTTACTCTAGCTCTGGAAGTATCATAATTTTTTTGCTCCTGATTTTTTAATATCTGCATATTAAGGTTATCCTTTCTACTTACCGATGCAGGCATTCTTTTAGGGTCAGGTGTAATTAAATCTCTTGCTTGATAGCCTACGTCTTTTATAAACTGTCCTGCAGTATTAAGGATTTTTCTACCAGTACTAATTTCAGGCTTTTTCTTTGTTTTTGCACCCATCATCATTAAGCCAGATTCGCTATCTTTAAGCATAAGTCCGGCTGCTTTGTTTTTCATTTGCCCCTTTAGTACATTAGCGGGCGATTGTTTATATGCCATTTTGTTTGTTTTTAATTATTATTATTATTACCTATTTTTTACTTTTTTGACTTATTATAAGCTTCTTTTTCCCAAGGTAAATTTTTATCACCTTCTTTTATACTAGATCTAGGTATTATTCTACCCATCCAATATATATTTTTATCATCATAATCAAGATCACCTCTACGCATTTGGTTTATATGCACTTGCTCATGTTTAATGACATCTTTAGCTTCTAATGGTGATAAGTCTTGATCGATTATTATTGTGCCATTATTATTAGCTTTACCTAAAACGCCTTCTTCCATGTCTACAGAGTACACAGGAGTTTCATCCATTTTAAACGGCGCGGGTTTCATTTTAAAAGCCATAGTTTATTTTTTACCGTATGGTACAACTTTGTTAAGATATGCTTGGCGCTCTTTACAACCACAACCACCTGGTATATTTAAACCATTAGCAACTTGCTCTGCAAACTTATCTATACCTGTAGCTTTAGTAGCACGCGCTATAGTATCGCCTAAGCCTCTATCTTTCATTACTTAAGATCTTCTACTGACCTAATTATTTTAGCGTCTGGATTATCTTTTTGGTATTGCTCCATTGCATAATCCATTTTACTTTTACCCCCGGCATAAGCCTTTTGCGAACTTAACAACGATCCAGCAACACCAAAAGCACCGGCTAAAACTTTTTTGCCTGCTGATTTTAATCCTTGCTTTATAGCTTGTTTTCCTAAAAACTTTGACGCGTCTTTTATTCTTTGTTTTTCAACTGCATCATTTGTTGAAGAACCAGAGCCAGATAATTTTAAAGGGCTTGTAAACCTTGAAGGCGTACAGTGTTTTGATGTAAACGGTTTATATTTCATATTAACAATTCCATTTTCTTCGTGCAGCTCTACCTCTTTCAGACTTCCAGCCTTTAGATCGTGCACAAAATGATTTTCTACGTTTATATGCTTTACTTCCTTTTTTAAGCTTTGATGGTGGTGTAGTTACAGCAGTTGATAGTTTACTACCTGGATTATCTTTACGATATTTCTTAACGCCTTTTTCGGTCATACCCCCACCAGCTTTACTACCAGTGCCACTGCCTTTTTTTACTTCAGCATAATAACCTTTAGATTTCTTCCTAGATGGAGCATCGCCTTTTTTAGTAAACGGTGAGTTGTGCTGAACGTACATAATTATTGTTTTGCTCGTTGAGTAATAGGACCAGCTTTATAATCAGTAGGATATTTTTTAATTTCCATACCGTTTATGCCTGAGCTGCTACCTTTTCCCATAGGAAAACCTGATGTATCAATAGGCCCATCCCACACGTGAGACTCTCCTACTATTCCGCCTTTTAATGGTTGTTTTTTCATAATTATTATTTTACGTTATAAGTTTTTCCGCCAACTTCAAATGTGCTTTTACCCTCCGCTTTTGCATCTTGTACAGCTTTAGAGAATGCATTACCATTTAAAGGTGAATCTTTCATAAACAAGGGTGCGTTCATGCCGCCGGCACCATACTGACGCATCTCAGGTGACCCAGTCATACCTTGTATATTTTGCTGAACCTGTGGCGTAAAACCACCGCCCATTGGCGCCATTTGAGGAGGCACCATTGTTGTTTGCATTGGCTGTCCCGTCATAGGATCTATTTGAGGATTACCCAAACGCATTATTGGATTTTTTGTATAAGCCATAGCTATCTTTCTTTATCGTTATTTATTCTTTTGATTGCAACCTGAAGCATCCTATCTGTATACGCTTTACTTTTAATTACACTTTGTGTTGCGCTGCTGGGAATATCTTCTTCACCTGTAAGTATTCTATAAACACGGGCTAATAGCTGTGTTGTTTTTAAAGATACTTTATATAGACTGCCTTTGCTATCTGATTTGTTACCTCTTCGCCATAATACTATCCAGCCTTCTTTTAGAAGTCGTGAAAACCTATTATTGTCCCAGCTGTATGCATATGTATCAAGTTTAAAATCTGTTTTACTAAAAAAACCTTGACAGTCTAAAAATAAAAGAAGCTCCAGATCTGCATCTTTTATACCGTAATTTCTGCACGCCCATCTTCTAACTATACGGTAGTGCTTTAATACGTTTGAGTCACGCAAATCTGAAGCCTTTATTGTTCTCATAATATAACGACTACATCCTGCGCTTTGATTACATTGTACACTTTATTTTCTAACTCAATGGAATGGCCGGCGTGCCTATCATAATAAATAGCATCGCCAGCCTTTATTCCCACTATATCGGCGCCCGCTGATATTACGCTTGCTTTTGCGTATCTTATATCTTCACGGGCATTTTCTGCAATTAGCAGACCGCCTTCTGTTTTTTGTGAACCTTGTTTTTCTTTTTCTACTATTAAGTAATATCCGATCGCTTTCATAACTGTTCTATTCTAACGTTATTAATTACACAATCGGTTGATATAATTGTTGTGGCTACTGAAGCCGCGTTCCGAAGAGCGCTTTTAGTAACAAGTAGCGGGTCGATAATTCCAGATTTAATCATATTCACCATACCCCCTGTAACAACATTTAACCCTCTGCCTTTAATAGTAGGCTCTTCAAATTCTTCAATACCTGCATTACTAAGTATCGTATAAAAAGGCGCTTTAATTGACTTATAAAGTAGTTCTTCGCCTTTGCCGTCAGCTTTTATTTTCTGAGCAGCATTTAAAAGGGCTATTCCACCACCTGGTACTATACCTTCTTTAATCGCGGCTTTTGTAGCACATATAGCGTCTTCAACTCTATCACGCTTTTCTTTTAATTCAACTTCTGAATTAGCGCCGACTTTTACAACGGCAACTTTTGCAGATAACCTTGCCAATCTTTTTTCATACCTAATTTTATGGCCAGGCAACATTGGCTTTTCAAGTTCTTCTTGTATTGTTTTAATTTTTTCTTCTACCTCGTTAGATTTACCCTCAACTTGTAGAACAGTTTCTTCTGAATTAGTAACAGCTTTAACACAGGTGCCGAGCATTTCAATGTCTATGAGATCCATATCGTCTCCAAGATCCTCATTAATAACCTTAGCTCCTGTAAGCATACAAAGGTCCTGCATGACTTCCTTTCGCGTTACACCATAAGTTGGTAAATCAATTACATTAACCTTTATATTGCCTTTCATTTTATTCATTGCAAGAGTGTTCAGCACTTGAGGCTCAACATCTGCAATAACTAATAATGCTTTATTCTTTTTTATAACATGTTCCAACACCGACTGAATTCTACGTATATTTGGTATTGGCGATTCCGATATCAATATATAAGGGTTATCCAGCTCTGCAGCATTTATATTTTCGTTTGTTATAAAGTGATTAGATTTAAGCGGCTGATCGTATTGTACACCATCAACAACCTCTATTGTTGTATCGGGCTCATCTGTTGTTTGCATAATAACCACACCTGTATTTCCTACAGATTTAAATGCATCGCTTATAAGCTTACCAAGTTCTTTATCATTGTTTGCAGATATAGTAGCTACTTGGTCAATCATATCACCGTCAACCGGTATTGCAATCTTTTCTAAATATGCAATTACTTTTTCAACACCACTTGCAATCCCTTCTTTTAATGTTCGCGAGCTATCTTGATCTAATGCTTTATATGCATTTTTAAGAATTGAATGCGCAAGTACAGTTGCAGTTGTTGTACCGTCGCCGGCTTCTTGTACGGTTTTACGAGCAGCATCTTTTAAAAGTGTTGCGCCCATATTTTCAACAGGATCACGCAAAAATATATTATTTGCCACTGTTACACCGTCTTTTGTAATTACCGGATTTCCTTTATCGTTTTCAAGTATTACGCTAAGACCGCTAGCCCCGAGTGTGGAGCTAACGGCTTTTGTTAGCTTTTCAATACCATTGTAAACCTTAGAGCGAGCGTCGCTACCAAAGTTTAAGTTCTTAACTATTGCGTCAGACATATTAAATTAAATTAGATTATATTAGACAAATGTCTTATTCGAAAGTTTTTACAACTACAGGTCCTTTTGCGAATTCAAGCTTTTTGCTATAGTGCTCAACTGAAGCGTCAATTGCTGCTTCTGCGCCTTCAATAGTTTCTCTTCGCGTTACGTCAACCCAATCGTTATTTTTGCCTGGATTAAGGTATTCGGTTTGAAAATATCCATTTGGTAGTTGTACAATTCGCCAATTTTTTTTATCAACTAAATGATTTAAAAACTGGACTTCTTCTTCGGTTATTTTTGGAGAAGTTGTTCCCCAAGAATAGGTTCTATAATACAGTGTCATAGGTTTTGGTTTTAATTAATAGTTGGTTTACTCTATCCCGAGTAGGGTATATGTTATATATTACTGGTTTTTAGCAATTTTTACCAAGGCACATCTTTAGCAACCGATGTAGGGTTTATCAATTCAGCAATCTGCGAGTCTAAACCAGCCTTTAATTGGTTAACGTCTAAATCGCTAGCTTCTAGCCAACCTACAACATCTGATTCCTTTAAACTGTCAAAAGCTATATAGCTATTAGGGTCCGGCGCGCCCACGTCTTGAGTACCAATTGAGGTTGCTAAATATGCATTGCCTTCTTTATCTTTTTGATCTGAGGTAGCTGTATAGCTCCAGTGTACATTATAAACAACGTCAGAAAGGCTTTCTTCAGTTGGGTGTACATCAAGTTTATTTATTGTCCAATTATATGTATTTGCCATTTTTTATTAATTTATTTGTCTTCTAAGGTTTGTATTTTTTTTTCTAAATTTTTTATTTTATTATTTAACTCTTTTACAGAATTTATTAAAGCGAAAGTTAATGCATGGCTATCAAAGTTGTAAAGCTCTGTATTTTCTTCATCTTCTTCATTTAGCTTGGCATTATATTTTTTAACCGTTTCGGGTATAATATCTTTTACTTCCTGGGCTATAACACCAATATTATTTTTATCATTAGTATCAAATCCTGCTTTTCCATTGTAATCAAAAAGCTTTGGTTCAATTTGCAACAGCTCTTGAAGCCCTGTTGTATAAGGCCGTATATTTGTTTTTACTCTTTTATCAGATACGATAGTCCACGCACTAGATGACGGTTTGGCTGCTGAGTCGGTTCCTAGCTGCAGCTTGAATGACGGGCTAGAAGTACCAATACCACAATTCCCATCGAGAATTAATATATCTGAATAAGTACCTTTTATTTTAGCTCCGTCACCAATTTGCTCTATATCTCCAAGTTCAAAAACAGTGCTACTATTTGGTGTTATTTCAAACCAGCTATCACCTTGGCCTTGAACCTTAAACGCAGCAGTACTTTGGGAGCTATGATCAACATGAAGCCTTGCTGATGGGGATGTTTCATTAATTCCAAAGTTGCCACTCGAATTCAATACAGCTGCTGTTGACCCTGAAGCTTTAAAAGTTATTCCACCACTTGTAGGGTTTAATTCTATATTTCCAGATCCTTGTAATGTGAACGTTGCTCCTGATAAACCGTTTTGTATTGCTAGTCTGTTGGAAGCGCTACCTCCCCATTCTAACAGATTATATTGCCCTAATCGAATGTTTCCTGACACATCAAGTTTAGCACCCGGCGAAGTTGTTCCAATACCTAAATCACCCGTATTTCGTAAAGTCATTTTGGTGTTAGCATTATGCGTACCTCCAATTCCCCAATAAATTGTTCCGGTTGAAGAAGCGTTTGTGATATAATATGAACCTCTATTTCCTATTATACCATATCCGCTAATCCTTGTTTGTTCCCCCGCTGGGGTTGGGTTGCCAGTATCAAGACCGTCAATAATAGCTGCATTGTTGAAACTTGCTGAACCGTTGACATCAAGTTTAGTTGAAGGCGAAGATGTGCCAATGCCGACGTTGCCCTCTGAAATGTGATTGCTAGTTCCGTCAGTATAGAATGCAATTTTTTCAACACCGGCATTGTACATATGCAACCTTGCTTTACCGCCCGCTTTTTCAGCTAATTTTATTAAAGGATTCGTGTTTGCATTTGCTTGAATTGTTATTCCTGAATCAGCAGCGCTTGTTGAATTTGATTTAACTGTTAAAGGTGAAGTGGGCGAAGTTGTTCCGATACCAACGTTGCCCCCGTTAAAATATGAATTACCGTTTGCCCGAATAACAGTTTTAATTGTGTTTGTGTTGTCATACACTCCAAAATAATAACTATCCCTGTGGAATATAAATCTATTTGAAGTTCCGTCCGTCCCTCTTGTAATAAATAAATTTGAAGACGTTCCACTTGTTGCGTTATCTCCGCTTGAAAGAAACCAGCTGCCTCCAGCAGTTGCAAAATTCACAGCAGCGTATCTTGTTGTACTGCTTGAATCATGTATTCTAACAATTGGATTGTCAGAGCTAATAGTTAATTTTTCAGAGGGTGAAGCCGTGCCGATCCCTACGTTGTCACCACTGCTGCCGTTTAAAATTAAATCGTAACCATTATTTGCCCTTAGTTCAACGTCGGCGTTGTTGATTGCCCTAAATCTATTTGAATAAATTATATTTGTACTATTATCAACTCTTATATGTCCAGCAACGTGAAGTTTTTGACCCGGTGAGGTCGTTCCTATTCCTACGTTGCCGCCATTAAAATAGCTATCTCCATAGGTTCTTACAAGAGTTGTAACTACTCCGCCGTCTGTGCCTTTTAAAACCCCGCCAGAAGAATTTCCTTCGATTCTCATATAATGATTTGCATCATAAAGTGCGGCAACATGCCTTGTTCCAGTAGCTTGTATATTTCCGTCAACTGTCAGTCTTTGGCTTGGAGAACTTGTTCCTATTCCAAAATTGCTTCCTGTATTTATATAACTGTCGCCGTTACCTCTTATCTGAACAGTTTGTGTTCCTGAACTAAATATTTGCAGATACCCTTCATCAGCGTCCCTTGTTAGTGTAAGTGCAGTATTTCCTAAGTCACTTTCTTTGAGAAATATTCTACCACCACTGATTGTCATGTCACCGCCCGAATCAATTTGCATTCGTTCTGTTGCATTTGTATAAAAGCGAATAGGTTTTGCCCCTTGTGTATAAAGAAACATGTCGTCACTCGTTCCAGTTGTTCCAACATATCCGGTCCTTGTGCCGGTTGAATCTCTAAAATCAATAAAAGTACCGTTTGCGTCAGAATTGTTGTTTTGTAACCTAATAATGCTGCCGTCGCCTTCAGCATGTAGCTTTGCGCTTGGTGAGGTCGTCCCGATACCAACGTTGCCACCACTAGTGATACGCATTTTTTCTGTGTCATTAGTATCAAACGCCATAGAATCGTCAGCATGCCTATACACTATTTGACCTACATTATTATCCCCTCCAGCATCCGCAAAATCTACAGAACTAATAGCACTTGCTGCAGCTTTTATTTGAACGCTAGCGCTACCCGATGGGTTATAAGCTCTAATTAAATCAGGCCCTTCAATATCTAGTCTATAGCTTGGGCTAGTTTTTCCAATACCGATGTTGCCGGAGGTGTTTAATGTTACTCTAGTTGCACCATTTGTTACATCTCTAATTTGAAATTTTTCACCATCAGACTGGTCAATTCTTAAAACATATTCTTGCGCAGATGTTTTTAATTTTAAGAACGGGTCGCCTGTAGAATTATCAATTATTATGTCGCCTCTAGATGTTAAATCTCCATTAATATCCAGCTTAGACGCAGGCGTAGTAGTTCCGATACCAACATCTCCGGCGTTAGTAACTACCATTCTAACATTGCTATTAGTTGAAAAAACTAAATTAGTAGCATTAGCGGTTACATGCTGATTTCCGTACCTTAGCCTAGACCCGACTGTTCCATCTAAATTTATATAAGCAGACGAATTAGCCCCTTTTATTAAACCAGTTGAGGTTTTAATAGTTCCGTTTACTTCCAATTTTTCACCCGGTGAAGTCGTACCAATTCCAACATTACCTCCTCCATTAACTAAAAATAAAGCTGGGTCTGAACCTTTTCTTATAATAAAGTCAGGTT